GGTTTGGCTGGAGTTTCTTTTATGGGATTTAAATATATGGATACACACTAATGAGTATTTATCAATTTACAGATTCAAAAGATACTAGTAAAGAATATAAATATAAAGTATTAGTATATCCAAATATTACTTTTCAAAAAGATTTAGAGAAAGATTCTTACGTTGTTGTACTTGGTAATATTATAAAGGAAATAAGTAAAATTCGTAATGATATTCATTGGACAATATTTTCACCTGAGCATATAAATAGTTTAGACTTTGAGAATACTCATCAGTTGATGTTACCATTACCAACGTATCCAAATGCAATGAGATTACATTTCGACCAAAAAAGAATTATTAAAGCTATTGATTTTAGACATAATGATTTCGATATTGTATATTCTCATCTACCAGAACATACTTTACAATTGAAAAATGTTCTACTTAATGAAACGAACATAGAGCCTGGCTTTATTGGTTACACCCATTGGACTGAGTTTCCTGAAATTACAAATTACAAAGAAACTGTTATGGATATTAATTTTCTTGGTTTACTGGCTATGGAAAAGTGTGGTATTAATACGCAAGGACAAAAAAACTTAGTATTGAAAAATGCTAGAACGCACTTTAATGGTGATGTTGTAAGTAGATTAGATGAAATATTAGAACCACAATATCTTGGTTGGGAAATTCCTAAGTATGAAAAACAAACTACAGATAAAAAAATTATTGTATTTAATCACAGACCACATGCTTATAAAGATTATCCTTGGTTCTTAAAACAAATGGATAAGTTGTGGAAGCAAAGACAAGACTTTGAAGTATGGGTGCCACTTGCAGAAAGTGTTGATAGAGATTATATTACAAATGAAAAATATGATAGAGTTGGTTACTTTTCTAAATTATCATCGTGTTATGTTGGTGTATGTGGAAAACAAAAGTATGCTGGTTGGGCTGTATCTGCTACTGATGGTATGAGTGTAGGTGTTCCTTATTTATTTTTGTATGAAGATTACTATCGTGAATTAGCTGGTGATAATGGTTTGTATTATCACAATGGAGACTTTGTAGATATTATGGATGAGTTATTAGACAACAGAGATATGAGAAATGTTTGGTCTAAAAAAGCACTAGATAGATTTGAACAAGGTAAGTGGGAAACTGCAATACATCAGTTCAACAATATGTTTGATGGAGCAATAGACAATCTACCAATGTTAAAGAATGATACCGATACATACAAAAAGGTATTGGATTTCATACATAAGAAAAAATCGGTTACTAAAGCAGATATACTTAATATGTTAAATTGGGGAGTTAGGATATCATTTAGCGGGTATCGTAATAGACTCAGAAACGAACCTACCATAAGGTTCACAAAAGATAGATATGAGGTTAGATAAATGAAACAATTATCAGAAAAACAAATACTTGACAATTGGAATAAGTTAATTCAACTCATAGAGGATACCTTTTCAGGTGAAAGAAAAGAGAAACTCTTAGAGATGTATAAATACTTTGAAGATAGGATGTCGGTTGCACCAGCTAGTGGTAAGGCAGCATATCACAATGCTATGGTAGGTGGTTATGTGGAGCATGTATTGCATGTTACCGATTGTGCCATTCAAATTAAAAAGCTGTGGGAGTCTAATGGTGCGATGATTAACTTCACCGATGAAGAACTGATTTTTGCTGCTATGCATCACGACTTAGGTAAGGTAGGTGATTTGAATCAAGATTATTATATCCCACAAGACTCCGAATGGCATCGGAAGAACAGAGGTGAGATATTCAAACACAATCCAAGTCTCCAATACATGACAGTTACCGATAGAGCGATTTTTCTTTTGAATCATTTCGGTATCCAAATGTCTCAATGGGAGTACATCGGATTAAAACTAACTGATGGTTTGTATGAAGAGGGTAACAAGTCTTATTACATTTCTTACAATCCTGATTGGTCTTTGAAATCAAACATTGCATATATCTTACATCAAGCAGATATGATGGCGACACATATTGAATATGACGAATGGCAAAAGTTGGATGAAGAGTCAAACACTCAGTTACAGACTAACTTTAAAAAGGCTGTAGATACTCGTAAGAAAGGTGAGGTTCAATCTCCTAAATTAAGTGAAAAATCACAAGACCTTTTTGACGAACTATTCGGAGATAAAAAATGATTTTAGAAATAAGTCTTGTAATATTGGCGATTTTGTGTGTAGCTTCTTGGTATGGATTGTGGAATACTATGAAAAAGTTAGAGATTATGGAAGATTGGATATCATCATTTATGACTAGAATTATAGAAATAAATAATAAAGTAAATGAGATAGATTACAAAGGTTACTTTGCAGAAGACGATGAGACAGGTACAATATTTAAACAATTAAAAGAAACAATTAATCAATTAGATAAACTTCAAGGAGAAGATATTAATGGGTAGAAAAAGAAAAAACTATTATTTCACAGAGGGAACAGAAAAAGCTATTATTCGGTATAATAATACAGATAGTGTACGTTTGAAAAATAAAATATATAACGAACACATCCGTTCTGCTTTTGATAAGTTATGTGAAAATATAATTCACACATTCAAGTTTTACTACTTTGATACTTCCTCTGAAGAAGTTAAACACGAGGTTGTATCTTTCTTAGTTATGAACATGCATAAGTTTAAGGAAGGTAAAGGTAAGGCCTTTTCATACTTTAGTATTGTTGCTAAAAACTATCTGATTCTTAATAACAACAAAAACTATAAGATGGGAAAGATACATTCTGAAATGGATGTTTTAGATTATAAAAGAAACACAACTACAGAGAATGCACAGTTTGAGGCAAGAGAAAACACCTCAATATTTGTTGATGAACTTAACAGATTTTGGGATGTGAATCTAACTAATATCTTTAGTAGACAAAAAGATATTAAAGTTGCTGATGCAGTTCTGCATATGTTTCGTATGAAGGAGAATATTGAAAACTTCAATAAGAAAGCTCTTTACATTTTGATTAGAGAAATGACTGGTTCAAATACACAACATATAACTCGTATTATAAATGTTATGAAGAAATATAATGATAGATTAAAATATGAGTTTTATAAGTATGGGATGGTTGATGTGAGTCATACAGGCTCATTAATAAAAACAGATTGATAATACAGAGGGGAGTAAAATCCCCTCTTTTTTTATTCCTACCTTTTTTCCGATTAGCTATATATTTATTAAAAAAGATGTTATAAAATATTTATATATAGGCATATTTTCATAATCGGAGTTCGAAATGAGCATAAAATACGAAATCTTTGATGGTAAGACTCTATCGGATATTTTCAAAGATATTTACAGCAACACAGAAAAAAATAAAGAACAGCTAGAAGTACTGATGAAAGAAGTTGTTGGTTTTATCAAAGACGGCGATACTGCAATACAAATCATCCCTATGTTAAAAGAGTATTTAGAAATCAATGTAAAGAATGATGACCAATTAGTTAAGATGGCGGGTATAGTGCAAAGAATGATAGCATCAGAGAATAAAGGTGGTGCAGAAGAAGAATTTGGACTATCTGAGGCAGAAAAGGAACAATTGATGAATGCAGTAAATGATGTAGCAGGGGATGTTCAAAAGTATTCAGACGAAATAGAGAGTAAGTCAAGATATGAGTAATCACAAAATATACAAATCTTCAGTAGCTAAAACGCCTGAACCTGTAAGAGACTCTTCAGGTGTGGTAACTTATGACCAAATGGTTGCATATGTCGCAGAGATAACACAGGCATCAGAGTTTTATGAATTGGTAGAAGCAAGAGTTCAAAAAGTTTACAGACTTGAATCTGATTTAGATAAAATCACAAGACCCAATGGAAAAGAAACTAAGAACTGGTTACAATTAGGTACTATTGATGTCAAAATGGTTCATAATGACGAAATAGTTAGAGGTGTACAACCTCTATGTTCACATTTTAACTGTGAGCCTTTAAATGATGAAAAGGTAATCATATCTGAATATAGTGGTCGTTACTACTACTCTTTTCCTTTAGCTACTATGCGTAGAGTAGATCATAATAGAGAGACAAAAAATGTTGGAGAAAGTCAAGTTTTTCCTACATTAACTTTTATGAATAGATCTTTGTTTTCTGGACCAGGTGATACTACAATTCAAGGAAGGTTTGGTAACTATATAAACTTAGGTGCCGATGTTGAGAGTAATGGATTTCCTGCATATCCATCTATAGTTATCGGTAATAATCAAAGTGCAGATGAAGTACAGAATGAATTGAAAAAGCAAGATGAGAATTTTCCACACTATCACGATGTTAATAGTATAGGTTCTTCAATAACATTAAGAAGTACTCCATCAAAATCATCTATAATAAAAGGTCATGATAATAAAGAGGGTGATTTTTTAAGGGGAAATCTTATTACAATAAATTCAGATGAAATACTTCTAAACACAAAAGCTAATGATATTGAACTTTCTTCTGCCGCACACCTCAATCTTGGTGCAAATGAAAATGTAAATATTTCTTCTAATAAAGGTAAGATTAATATAGGAACTCCTGATTCAACCACATCACAGAGTCCAGCTGTAAGATATAGTGAGTTGAAACCTTGGCTTGCTAGATTAATAACAAATATAAATGTGGTGTTTGGACTTTTAGAAAAACAAAGTGAAAATTTAGGTGATAAAAAAATAACAGTAGAGTTAGATAAGTTAAAAAGTACAATAGATACTTTTGCAAGTAAAAAAGTTAATATAGATTAGGAACAGAAAAATGGGATTACTGTCGGATATAGCAAGACAAAAGATATATGAATTTTCACAAGGGCCTTTCGATTTTATTGAAAGAAGTATAGAACAAGAAATACTTATACCTATAGAACAAGGTGTTGATGACATAGATGCAATTGCGGATACTATAAATGAAATTGAGGACAGAATTATAACACTAAGAGAAAAGTATGAACAGGTTCAAAGTGCACGACAAAATCTTAGAAGGGCGAGAAAAACAGCAGAAGTTGCAGAAAAGACAGCTGAATCTTCCGATAAGGGCGCCACTATAGCTTCTGCACTAGATAAGATATCTGCAGCTGTAAGTTATGGATTGAAGTTACTTAAAGATAGATTAAGAAGTGAGATAGACGATTTAAAAGATGCAGAAGATTTATTCGAACCAGCAGTTGAGGATTTTAACAGAAGAAAGGATGATATTCAAGAATTAATAGATGATATTAAATTAAAATTCGAGAGACAACAAGAAGAAAGGAGACTCAAAGAATTAGAACAGAAACGAAGAAAGGATGCTGTGAATAAATCTAGAACAGCGAGACTATCAGCACAAAAAGAATTAGATGAAGAGATAGATGCGGAAGTTCAGAAGACAATGGATGAAAAAAACGAGCAAAGAAAAGAGGACGCAATACAAGTAGGAAAAGATTTTTACAATCCATTCAACAATGAGTGGATGGATGAAGAGATGCCTATTTTTGATATTTCTAACTTAGAAGAAGTATCACCTATGATGTCTTAACAAACTTTTAAGAAAGTAGATATTTATATAAAACAGGAGTTAAATATGTCGGGATCAAAGAAACTTATAAGTTTAATCAGAGAATTGGTTAAAACTGAAGTTAAAAAAGAACTAAACCAAATACTTATTAGTGAGGGTAAAAAGGTTGTTTCTCAAAAGATGCAATCTCAATCCTTCGAAAATAATCCGAACAAACAAGCCCTAAGTGAAACCATAAGTAAAGATACAGAAGAGTATCCAACCATGAGTGGAAAACCTTACGATACAGGTAGGATGGCTGAAATGTTAGGTTATGGCAATATTGCAGGTGACGGTGAAAGTAGAAGAAAGGCATCAGCTATACAAACTGCACAATCTGCAGGAGTAGATCCTAATAATCCAGCAGTAAAGGATGTTATGGATAATCTTACAAAAGATTACAGAGGTGTGATGACGGCTTTAAAAAAGAAAGATGGTAAACTATTATGAGCGTAATTGAAAATGATTTAAATCCAGATACCTATGTTGGTTTGTCTTTACCTTTAGGCAGACATCAACAAGGTGTATTTAAACGTACTCAAACTTTAATAGAGCAAACTAAGTCAAGTATAAAAAATCTTTTACTTACTAGACGAGGTGAAAGATTGGGTAATCCAAATTTTGGTAGTGATTTATACTTACACTTATTCGAACCAGAAGGTGTCGATTTGGAAAATAAAATTGAAGAAGCGATTAGGGCTAGTATTAAAGAGTTTTTACCCTTTGTAAACATTTCCGAAGTTTCATTTTCATTTTCCGGAAATACAATAAGACCAAGAATTATTTTTACTTTGAATAATAATGACTTGACGATAGAAGAGGTTACTTTAGAATTACCATCATTAGAAGCAGATACAGAAGGAGATTCTGGTGGTGTGACACCAGGTTAATAGGAGAAAGAAATGCCCTACTCAGCACCAAAAAATGATTCTAAGAAAGAAGTTAAATATCTCAATAAAGACTTTAGTTCTTTCAAATCTAACCTAATAGAATTCGCTAAAACTTATTTTCCTCAAGACTACAATGATTTTAATGAGTCTTCACCAGGAATGATGTTCATTGAAATGGCATCATATGTCGGCGACGTCCTTTCTTATTACATTGATAATCAATTTAAAGAATCCTTAATGGCCTTTGCACAGGAAAAAAGAACTGTCTACAATATGGCGCAATCTTTTGGGTATAAACCAAAAGTAGCCTCACCCGCAATAGCAAGCGTTGATATGTTTCATACAGTACCAGCATTGACTTCCGGTACTGGTATAAACTATACAACCCAAGCAGATTTAAGATATGCTCTGAATGTTAAAAGTGGTACAGAATTACAATCAACAAACGGTATAAGATTTACTACAGTTGAAGACTGCAATTTCAAATTTTCTTCATCATATGATCCAATAGAGATTTCTGTGTTCGAAACAAATAACAATGTCCCCGTAAGTTACCTACTAAAAAAATCTGTTCGTGCTTATAGTGGTGATGTCGCACAAGAATTTTTCACATTCAACTCCGCCAAAAAATATTCAAGAATAAGTCTATCAAATGAAAATGTAACTGAAATAGTTTCTTGTGTAGATAGTGATGGTAATAATTGGTACGAGGTTGGATTCCTGGCACAAGATACAGTTTTTACCGATATGGAGAATAACTTAAACAACGATCCTGATTTAGCTACTTACTCTGATTCAGCTCCTTACTTACTAAAGTTACTAAAGACTTCTCGAAGGTTTACAACTTTTATAACTGAAGATAATAAAACAGAATTGAGATTTGGAGCAGGTATAAGTGATAATCCGGACGAAGAGTTAGTTCCAAATCCTGATGAGGTTGGTTCTACTCTACCAGGCTCTCCTTCTAAGTTAGGGGAAGCTTTTGATCCTTCGAATTTTTTACAAACTAAGGCTTACGGGCAAGCCCCATCTAATACTACACTTACTATTACATATAGATATGGCGGTGGTGTTGGTCATAATATACCAGCAAATTCTTTAACAAGTGTACAATCTCTAAATGTAGAGATAGACACAACAGGCTTGAGCAGCGGTTTAGTAAATGCTAGTAGAACTTCTTTAGCAGTTACAAATCCTGTACCAGCTAGAGGTGGTAAAAGTGCAGAAAGTATTGTAGAAGTTAAAAATAACACATTAGCTTATTTTCAGGCACAACAAAGAGCCGTCACCAAGGAGGATTACATTATAAGAGTTTATGCATTACCACCGAAGTATGGTAATATTGCAAAGGCATATATTGTACAAGACTCACAACTAGATCCTGCTAACACAGGTGACGTAAACTCTGATAATAGAATAATGAATCCACTTGCTTTAAATCTTTATGTTTTGGGATATAATGCTACTAGAAGATTGGTACAGGTTAATAGAGCCGTAAAAGAAAATATCCAAACATACCTAACACAATTTAGAATGGTTACTGATGCAATAAATATAAAAGATGCATTTGTGATTAACGTTGGTGTAAAATTCAACATATTGACTAAGGTTGGCTATAATGGTGAAGAAGTTGTTCTAGCAGCGATACAAAGAGTAAGAACTTATTTTAACCCTGATAAATGGCAGATAGGACAACCAATTATTTTAGCAGATTTGGCTTATCAGATATCTTTAGTAGATGGAGTATCAGCGGTTGTCCCACCTGAAGAAAATAATCCTAATCAATTACCTGTATTAATAGTAAATAAAGTTCTTACTTCATCCGGTTATTCAGGAAACATTTATGATATTAATTCGGCAACGAAAGAGGGGGTTATTTATCCATCTTTAGACCCAAGTATATTTGAACTGAAGTTTCCAAATGTAGATATTGAGGGTAGAGTTGTCGGTAGTTCAGCAGGGAGTAACTAATGCATTATTTTATTTTTCCAGAAAAGGATACTACTATCTATCAAATGAGTGGTAGTAAAAATACAGGACTTGATGAGATTTTAGAGATTAGAAAAGATTTGAATGCATCAGGTAAAAATCCAAAGGTATCACGTGCATTAATACAATTCGATTTGTCCTACATTTCAGCATCGATGGTTAGGGGCACCATATCAAATCCAAAATTTTATTTGAATTTGTATGATGCAGATCCTAAAAATTTATCGTATAGTCAATCACTTTTTGCATATGCAGTAAGTCAGAGTTGGGTAGTTGGTGAAGGTTATTCTGCTGACAGTCCACTTACTATTGAAGGATGTAGCTGGAGATTTAGAGATGGTGATACACAAAGAACACTATGGACAGGTTCTATATCAGCATCAGGCGGAACCTGGTTTACCGATGTCTATGCATCTCAATCCCTAAATTATCAAACTAGAGATTTGAGAATGGATGTGACGCCTATAGTCAATAAGTGGTTAGGTAGTACAAGACCTAATGAGGGTTTCATACTTAAAAGAAGTGGCAGTGTTGGAAACTTAGATATAAACACAGATGAGGGTAGCAATGATAGACTTGGTAATTTTTCATTCTTCTCAAGACAGACTAATACCGTTTATCCGCCTAAACTTGAGGTAGAGTGGTATGATACGCAATGGAACACAGGATCGTTATCACCATTAAACTCAACTGAATTAGAAGATACGGTTGTTTATATGAAAAATATTCGTAAGACATATAAAGAGACTTCAAAAGTAAAATTTAGATTAGTAGGTCGCGGAAGATATCCTACAAAATCATATTCAAATACTGCATCAGAATATCTAACCGTAAAATATTTACCGAGCGGTAGTGTAGGGAGTATAGGTGGTGATGGTGCTTACTATTCTGTAAAAGATGCAGATACTGAAGAGACAATAATTCCGTTTGGAACAGGCTCTTTGATAAGTTGTGATTCTTCGGGTAATTATTTCAATTTATGGATGAATGGATTACAATCAGAAAGATATTATAAATTTGAATTCAAAGTTGTCAGCGGTAGTAATACTGCAAACGAAATTGTAAATTACTATGATGATGATTATGTATTCAAAGTTGAGAGATAAAAATGCCTTACACACAAGAAGAACTTCAAGAAAATGAATATTACCAAAATTTAATAAATGCAGATGAACAAGCTTACGAATCTCAAAGAGAGCTTTATAGAACAGCATTTTTGAATAGTGGTGGTGAAAATAATGGTAGTTTACTAACTCGAGATCAGGATGGTACTATATTACTTTTCGAGAATCCATATACTGGTACACTATACCAAGATGAAACAACTACATATGTTAAAACTTTAGAGGTAGAACAGTTTAAAATAAATGAAACAATATTAGACGAAGTTATAGATAGACAAATAACGGAATTATAATGGCGAGTATTTTAACACAAAGAGATAGAGAATTATTATCAGCTGGTAATAAAATTCGTATAGGTAATAAACCTTATGAGAATGGTGTATTTGGTTCAAGAGAAAATAGAGATTTTGTGTTTTTTCAATTATCAGATAATAATGGAAACATAATCGAATTTAGAAACCTACCATTTTCCCAAATAAATCTTAAAGATAATGGTAACTTAGAATTACAACCACCACAACATTTTGTAGATTCTCAGATAACATCTGGCACATATAATGTCACATATAGATTTTTACGAAGGTTAGCAGGAAGTGACCAAGCTATTCTCATAAGAACTATTCCTAATGCGGAAGATGGTAAATTCTATATTTGGGATGACTACGAAAATATAGAGATTACAGAGGATGGTCTTGTTTATGCAAAACTTAATGTAAATGGGGATTACTTCGAAAGAGGACAAGAACTACAAGTAAAGAATTTAAAATATCAGATAGATGCTATATCACCATCAAGAACTGAAGTTAGATTAAGAGCTCAAAATTTTGATGGTCTAAATTATAAAGAAGATTTTTACAGACTAGGAGAACACATAAGAAGATCCGTTTCTATGGAAAACTCTGTTATAGAGTTTATAGGTGAAGATAATTCAGATAATCCTGATTTAAACAGTTCCAACACTCTTAAAATAACTCCTACAACAGGAGACTTTGTTTTCACACCAAGAATGGTAAACGGAACTATTATAATAAAGGATGTATTTCTTTCCAATACCATAGTAACAACACCTAAAAGTGATTTGAATCTAGCATTAAACGGTGGTGGGGAACAAATAGAATTGACAGATTTAGGTTATGCAAAAAGTTTAGCAGACTCATTTCAATGGGATGCCAACCTACATGCAAATGCAATAGAAGTTCAACATTGGAGTACAGGATTTTTGAGTTACCTAAATAAACCAACATCGATATGGGGGGAAACTATAGGGATAGGTTACTTTGCACACTGGGTTCAAAATGAAGGAAAGGACGGTGGTGTCTGTATGAAGTTTCCTGATATCAACCAAGAGTACGAACAAACCATAGAAGCGTGGCCGGTTGGTCAACCACACAGGCCTTTAATGATTGCTCAAACTTACTACAATTCATTGGAGAGTCAAGGAGTAAGTCATGGTGACAACATTATTGTATCATTTGATTTAAAAAGTAGTTTACCAGGTAAACCTGTGAGGATTACTGCCAGATATCCAGATGAAGCATTGACAGAGCCAGCACCAACAAGTCCTCCTGAGGGTTACTACGATCCTAATGACGATGCTCCTACAGAGGAGATACCACCAACACCGGAAGGCTATATTGGAGTAGATAATGCGAGTGATATCGAAGCAGAACCACCATCAAGATATACTCAGATTATATCATTTTACGATATACCAAATTTTCAAGCCGAGATTCTTTTGGATGAAGAATTCTGGGCACCAGGAACAACCACAGCTGCAAATCCGATAAATGGTGCTGGTGTTTGGGTTGTAGAGTCAATACAAGGTGCTGGAGATCCTATATTCAACTGGGAAGTCAATGAGCAGTATTCCGGATTCAATACATTTCATGGATTGGTCAGTGACGGTGGAGAATGGATTTGGGATGGTATCAATGGAGAGTGGAATGTCAATCCAGATTTTGGAAGTCCTTTTCCTGAATCTTATCCCAATACTGTAAGTCCAGTTGAGTTTCCTGAAGCTTTAAATGCACATCCTTACACACCAGAAGGTTCGGGTATTCCATTCTACAACAGAACTTCAAATGTTGGACAAAATGCAGGGTGGGTTACAGGTACTGCTTGGTTGGAATCTGCGTATTTATTCAAAGACGATTTGGTTTGGAAAGCGAGACCAAATGCTGGAACAACTGAAGATTTGGAAGTTTTTACTTTTAAACAATGGCTGATAGACAAGGGCTTTAGAACTGGTAACAGTCGTAAACTTGTCATAGATGAAGATGGTGATAGTTTTTATGACCAGACTAATGGTAAACCATTAGATTATCATATATTTGCAAATGGTGGTTTTATACAATCAGTTACGAGAGGATTTAATGGTCAGGAGTTGCCTTTTGGCTATATAGTAGCATTTAACGATGGATTGGGTACTGATAAATCAAATAAAATTGCAGAGTTAGGTAGACCCGCGGGGCCAAGTCTTGTAAGAATAAAAGCAGTAAGAAATCTGAACCCTGCATTAGATGAAGCAATATCCACAAATAACAATCGTTACGAAATAACGATTCGTGAAAGAGACGCGGATGAAGTATACGAATATTATTTTATTATATCAAATAGAGTTTACCAATCTAATGACGGAGATGGAGATTTTTTTGCTACTAATAATGAGCAATTTTTGGAACAGTTTGGTAGTGACAATGCATTCTCTCAGGCTCTTAATGTAAACGACCATTTTAAAGATTTCATAGGTTTTGAACCGTTACTAATGTTAGAATCTTTTGGGTCAAATGATGCTGCTGAGGCATGGTCTAGACACCACCATATACCACTTAATGAACTACAGCTTGTTAAAAAGGTTAAAAGTGATTTTTCTGGTATAGAAGCTAACTTTAATATAAATGAAATATTTTTTGAAGCAGGAATCAGAGGTAATGCAGGTATCGAATTAGAATATGGAGTTCTAAATCCAGCTGCGACTAATTTCAATCCAAATGCACTTTATCAAGATCCTGAAATACAGCCGGAGTTTGATTGGTCTCAAGACCCTAGAAAAACAGGAGTGTTATCACCCGAAGGTTTATGGAGATGGAGTGGAAATATAGATCCTGGCTGGGAATATCAAGGTACACTTCCTATTCAATATAGCTACCGTAGACCAGCTGAACCTTGGATTAGAACCAACAGTGCAAATGAATGGGAAAGAAAATCTGTATCGATTTCTGTTAGGGATAATTGGGAATTAGGTGCGAATGTTCCATGGAGTTTGAACTTCGAAGGACATGATATAAGTGGTGACACAGATACCTTTGGTATTTCTTGGATTGACAACGTGGATGTGAGATTTGAATTTGTAAATCAATCTACGACAGAGGATGTCCTAAAACCTTATGTTGCACAGATACAGACTGTTAGTGATGATGGTTTAACAATCACCACCAACAAAACTTTTCAAGAAGTTGCCATAGAACTTGCTGATGATGATGATAATCCAGCAGAAGCCTTTTTGGGAGATACAAGTAATTTAGGAGTTTATAACCATTACGAATCTGAATATATTATATTTAATCCCAAAGAATTGAGAACTTACATAAAATTAGAAAATAGGTTTTTTCTAACAACTAATTTTAGGGCAGATAAGCAATCTATAACAGAGTATCCGCATGGTGTGATATTCAAATTATATGAACCATTACCTAATGATATACAAAGATTTAGTGAGGTTACTTTAGTAAAAGAGATGGCTGATGTCAGTAGGGAAAGTATTAAGATAGTTGATTTTATACCTGAAGAAACCGGCGACAGAGTTTTGAGAAGTCCTAATTTAAACAATCTAGAGAGTGGAATAGTAAGAAGAACAAATCAATTCAAAAATGAAACAGAAATTTTAACATCAGACCCAAATATTTCAGAACAGCTTAGGAACAAGTTTTTATCTCAAAGTTTAGACAGCTCAGAGATAAATGTTGATTACAGTCAGTATTCAAATTTTTCAAACTTTGGTTCTGTTGGTAAAAGAATAGATAATTTCAAATATAAATTAGAACTGATAGAATCTTACAATACTCAAAGCGGTTCTTTGGAAAACACCAGTGGCTCTTTAAAAGATATTAGAAAATGGGAAAGTAGAATAAACGAAGTGAAAAATAATTTCGATGACTTTGAACATTATATGTATTACCAAAGTTCTTCATATGTTTCAAGTTCAATTGGTCAGTTTTACGATAATGCATGGCCTAAGGTTAGTGGAACTGGTACACTAAGAAACCCTTATGTGTTAGCACATACCACTTCCTCTCAGGCCCAAACTTGGTATAACGATGCAGTAGTTTCTTCTTCATTATATGATGAAGAAAATCTAAATAAATTGAGTACACTTTTACCAGAACATTTAAAGATAGATACAAATAATGAATTATACTTAAAGTTTACAGATATGATTGGACAGCACTTTGATAATATTTGGATTTATGTGAAGGCCATGGGGGATGTTTTTGATAGGAGAGAAAGTCTGGATCAGGGTATTTCAAAAGACTTACTTTATGAAGTTGGTAAATCTTTAGGTTGGACTTTGAGTGACGGAACTGATTTAGTTGAACTACCTAGATTTGCAACAGGTGCAGAAGTTACAGGTTCTTCATTTTCAGATTACTCTGCGGTGGGTGAGAAGGATATGTCAAGAGAAATTTGGAGTCGTATCATAAACAACATGCCATTTTTCTTAAAACATAAAGGAACAGTTAAAGCATTAAAAGGATTAATAAATATTTACGGTATACCATCAACCATATTGAGAGTTAAGGAATATGGTGGCCCTAATGTTCCTAATAACGATTTACCACAATTTGAAATTAGCAGAAAGTTTACAAAGGCATTAGATTTCAGAGGTAGTCAATATGTCACTACACCTTGGACAGGAAGTATAACAGGCACAGAAAGGAAACCTGATACTATAGAGTTTAGATTTAGAGCTGCAACAGGTTCTAACCAGATATTAGTAGAGAAACAATCAGCAAATCCATCTTCAAGTTTCTACATACGATTAAAAGACAATAACTCTGCAGACAATTATGGTTATGTATCATTTCAGCTTAGTGGCTCTGATGGATTGAAGGAAGTTTCATCTTCGAATTTTCCTGTTTATGATGGAGACTTCTACTCTGTTATGCTTAGAAGAACTTCTGGTTCAGATGCTCAAAATGTTTCACAATCATTTGAACTATCCGTTGGTAAATATGATGCAAGTAGAAGTAAAATAAATCTTTTTTCTGCTGTAACAATGTCAACTGATATAGCAGCATCTTCTTCTTTCAACTACAATTATGCTACAGATGGTACTATATACATAGGTGGTAGTGGTACGAAACCAAATGTTGGTGTACAATTTTCAGGTTCTATTATGGAATACAGACATTGGACTGAAACTTTAGGTGTTAAACATTTTAAGAATCATATATCTAATCCAAAAGCATACGAAGGTAATCATCAAACATCTTCATATCAAAATTTAGTGTTAAGGTACTCATTCAATGATGATAAAAATTTGGCGACAGATACAGTTGGTATTCGTGATGTGAGCTCTACGGCAACAACATCCACCTCTGGTTCACATAACGGATTTACAGGAAACTTCTTTAGTAATGTTGTTGATGAAACAAAAACACATATACCAAGTATAGGTGCATTAAGAAGGGTAACAAATAAAATTAGGATAGAAAACAATCCTATAAAGGAAGGTGAGGTTTTACAAATAAATAAAAGAGCTACAAAAAGTGCTTATGATACAGCACCAAATGATTCTAATAAAGTTGGTATATTTTTTGCACCAACAGATGTCATAAATAATGATATAATAAATTCAGTTGGTGATTTGAACTTTGATAATTTTTTAGGTGACCCAAGAGACACAACAACATTGAGTTATAGAGGACTTAGATATACAAGCGACCTATATTGGAAAAAATACAATGCACCAAATAATTTTTGGGACTATATTAGATTACTAAAGTATTATGACCAATCCTTATTTCCACAACTCAAAAAAATGATTCCTGCAAGGTCTAAACCTACTGTTGGAGTTTTGGTTGAACCAAACATATTCGAAAGGCCTAAAGTAGTTATGGGCAATAAACCAAAATTTGAAGATGTTTCATTTACATCTTCAATAAACCTAACAGATGATGTTGTAGAATTATCTGGATCGTATAATACCGGAGTAGAAGCTTCTTCATTTGATGCATACACAGGAGAAATTCTGATTAACAGCTATGAAACTGGTTCAACTAATTACAAATGGACTGGAAGTTACAATACTTATGAAGCTACTATATCAGATTTTAAAAATAGAAATTTTGATTTATCAATATGGCAACAGTTAGGAAGTGGCTCATATGTTACATCGTCTATCACCTTTGGTGATACAAAACCAAAAGAAGTTCATCAACCTATTATTAGTGGTTCAAGGATATTTGGTATGAATCAAAAGGTAGAAAAGTTTTACACAAGTCAAGCAAATGCTACAAAAGGAATATTTAGTTCCTCATCATTCAAAGAAGTAGACATTGATAATTTAGCTGACCACACACTAGCAAGATTCAATTCTTTCTATGCAGGTGTTAAAAATACAGAGAGTAGCACTGTGGATGGTGGTTCTCCTATAGAAATAGTCATAACTTCACCAACAAAACTTGTGACTCAGAAAGGTGGAGATTCTACTTTGAAAACAGGTGATGGTATTGTACCTGATTTTAAAACAGAAGGTAGTGTAAAAGGAAGTGAATTGTTAAAGGGTAAAGCTTCTGGTGCAGATACCGACAAACCGATAATTGTTACACCTCAACAAGCCAAAGAGATTGAAAGTGGTAAGATTCCGAAAGTAGAATCTAAGACACAAAGTAAACCCTTAGACGTAATGAAAGTTTTAAAAACCGGAGGAAAAAGTAGAAAGACAAAAAGCGATAGGAATAAAGGTAAGGAAGGAAAAAGTAATAAATAATAACAAAAATTGAAGAAGTTTATATTTATATATGACTTCAAATATTTAAAAACATATCTTAGGAGTAAACTATGGGATTTTTAAACAACACAACCATAACTGTTGATGCTATACTAACGAAGAAAGGTCGTGAGTTACTAGCACAAGGTACAAATTCATTCAATATAACAAAGTTTGCATTGGCAGATGATGAAGTTGATTATAAACTTTGGGATGTATCACATCCAAATGGAACTGATTACTACGGTAAGGTAATCGAAAATATGCCTCTATTGGAAGCTCTTCCAGACGAGAATCATGTCATGAGATACAAGTTAGTTACTCTACCTAAAAACACTTCTAAGATGCCTGTGTTAACATTGAATCCAGGTTCAGTAACTTTTAATGCTGGTGGTGGATTAAATCAACCCTCTGTTACCGTTGCAGGAGTTACTGCGAATGTATCAGATAATAGTTATACATTTATCTTACACGACCAGTCAGTTGTTAATATGGAAATTGCATCAGGAGCCGGGGCTGGAGCACCAGGTGCTTCAACACCTTTCTTTTTAGGTGAAGATGACGCACCAAATAGTAAAACAGTTGTTGCTAATAGTGTTAGAATATCACTTATACCATTAAGTGCTTCAACACCTGATGGTGGTAAGGCAACTCAGTTAACTGTAATAGGAAATGATACTGGTGCAACATCATCGATAACAATTACAAATAAAGTCAGAGTTGCAAACGCAACAGTTGCACTTGATTAAGGAGTAAAAAATGGCAGTATATAAAATATTCGATCAAAGTAATGATGTAATATCAAACATCAAAGACACAGTATCATCTGGTATGTGGGAGAACGGAAGTGGTACTCTAACATCATTCTTTACATCATCAACACAATCAGGAAGTAGTGGTACACACTACTTTGATGTTTATGGAACAAATCCTCAGTCAAATAGTTCTGCTAAAGCACAATTTTCTATAGCATATGCACATTTGAATGGAAGTGGTTCGAAGGGTGCAATAGGAGTTGATGGTTTGAGAGCATCTGCTGCTATATACAGACAATTATCTAATACACTATTAGGACCTAATGAAAGACAATTCACATTCGCTGGAACTGGTGCTCACATAACACCAAAATTTGTTTACGCTCTTTCAGTCGGTAGAGAATTTTTGAGAGAAAAAATGGATCCAGGTAACTGGGAATTACATATTAGTGGTAGCGGTAATACATTACTAAAGTTTATTGATGATAGTGGTGCAACTACAAATCCAACTGTTAATCAAGGTGGTAGGGTATTCAATATTGTTAGTGGTTCTATCGCAACCGGAACCGCAGTAACAAAGACAGCAGCTGCTAGTCAAGAGGGTGGTGGATATGGATTGTTTTATCCCGATTTAGGTATACTCGTTTTCAACGGACCTGTATTGAATACATCTGCATCTCTTGGGCATGTATCCGCTAGTAATACCAATGGTGATAACAATAATAAATTTTACGAAAGAATTCGTGTCGCCGGTAAATTTCAGGCTAGAAGAGAAGAGGTAATTACTTCACAACATTATTTTGTAAGAGCAGGAAACCAGGAATTTAACTTTAGTTCTAATCCAACATTTTCTACGGCTTCAGATGGTTCTTTTACAATACCAACTTACTTTAAAAACCCAAAATCTTTTATAACACAAGTTGGATTATATAATGATGCTAATGAACTTTTGGCAGTTGCTAAATTAAGTAAACCACTTTTGAAATCCTTTTCGAGAGAAGCTCTTATAAAAGTTAAATTAGATTTCTAAGCTGGGAGATATAGGTCATGTTCAAACGACTAGACCCAAGCGATATAAGAATTACACCCTTTAAGGCTTATAAAGAATTTACTGTCGCTAATACAGATAGTGGTAGTAATGTATATAACTTTAGAGCGGTTAGTGGTAGTACCTTTAATTTTTCAACGTCATCTGCTGATGTAACAACATATCCATCTACATCTTTCTATCATATGCCTTCGTGGTTTCTAATAAACAATCTTTACTACAAACAGAAAGATGGGAGCACAATGAGATCTTTCGAACAAATCAATCCGTTTGATAATTTCGGTGGTAATTCAGATAAACAATTTAGATTCTTACATACATCAGCATCAGTAATTTCTATACCACAGTCTTTGTACGGTGAGAGAATAAGACCTGGTTCTATTGAGTTGACTGATGATTCTACAGCAGTAAGTGTTTTGATAAAAGATGATGGGGACGGTAACCTATATGATAATGCTTATTCAGCTTCTTATGTATCATTCAAAAGTGGTTCACACGAAAATGGAAAGTTTGACTTTTCTAAGCTAACACATACTACGGGTTCTGCCGTAGGTAATGTCTTTTATGATCATGGAGTTATAATAATAACAGATACAGGTAGTCGTTATGTGGATGTCGCACAGAAAAGAGGTAGTGATGGTTACTCACTAAAATATAAAGCAACTCAAACAATTTATGAACATGAGTATACTTGTGTAATAGGACAGAATGAATTTAATGGTACTATGAACATATCAGCCACGTTAAATAGAAGTGGTAGTATAACTGTTTCTGGCTCTGAAAGTTGGAAACTATTCCCACCAGGTGACTCTTTATATAAATCAGGTTCATACAAACATTCTTATCAAGCGGCACCTTTCTACGAAAACTTCGTTACACACTCTGAATTTAGACCTTACATAACTAAAGTCGGATTGTATAATGATTTTAATCAACTTATAGCTATTGGTTCTTTATCTGCTCCAATAAAAAATGAAAAGGATTTAGATTTAGCAGTTGTAGTGAGGTTTGATGCGTAATGGGTAAGTTCAAAAAATTAATGGAAGTATCATCTAATATTAGTTATGCTGGTGATGATGGTGAGCCAGACACAGGCTTTATAAGGGGTGATGAAAGAAGAACATTAGGTACTCTGGCTGGTAAACCTGAACCGTGGTTCGAAAGAGGTGGTTACAAACAAATGGATTTCCCTAAAGCGGACTATATTTACGGTAAGGGTGAAGAAGAAGATTTTGCCGTAAGAAAAATCGCCCACACATCACAGATAGATAAGGATTTTGAAGCACACTTCGAAAGGTGGGAAAGCTGGGTAGTGGATAAAGATTATGAAGCACAAAACACACCTAAAGATTCTAATTACAAAAAAATTATGGAGAACTCTTTTATTGTTTCTGAAAGAATTGATTATTTGGAAATAGCTAAGCAATTAGTGCGTTCTTATGGACTTAGGTCTAAAGTCAAAATGGGTAGAGGACAAAACTTTGGAGAGTATGTTCCTGAAACAGACACAGTTACTCTTAGACCTAGCTATAAGTCTGTAAAGGATTTTCTATTAACTATCTTACATGAGATAGGACATGCATTAGATGCCAAAAGATTGGGAAAGAAAAAGTTTATGAAGAAATATACTCAAGCAGGTACGATGGCTGCTTATGATGGTTTAGATCCACACGATGATAATAAGTGGGAAGAGAAAGCAGAGAAGTTTGCCAGAAGAGAATTATCTAAGTGGTTGTAAAAATAAATTTGTATTTGAAATAATTTCTTTATATATATTATTAATGTTAACATTTTTAATTTTGGTTATAGAAAAATTCTGATAGGTTTTCTTACAAAATATCTATGCCCAATAATCAAAAATGAAAATTAAGCATTAATAATAAGCAATAGCAAGTAAAGCAAGCAAAGCAATTATGAAAACAAGAAGCGCTAAAAATAAAGGCAAAAGGCTTCAAAATAAAGTTAAAGAACTTTTACTTGAATCATTTAAACAATTAGAAGAAGACGACATCCGTTCAGCGATTATGGGTGAAACAGGAGAAGATATTAAATTATCTCCAGCAGCTCGTAAACTTATTCCTTACTCTTTCGAATGTAAAAATCAAGAAAAAATAAATATATGGGATTCTTTAAATCAAGCAGAAGAAAATAGTGGTGTTTACGATCCTGTCTTGATATTTAAAAGAAACAGAAGTAAAACATACGCTGTAATTAACATTGAAAAATTCATAGAACTAATATGCAAATAGTAAGTCTTTTAAATAGAGTGATAAAAAATCGTGGTAGACGATTGAAGAAAGCAGATGAATATATGTATTGGTCTCCTTTCACTTCACACCATAAGCCTAAGTTACAGATAAATGTCAAAACAGGTAAGTGGCATTGTTGGGTTAGTAATCAAGGTGGACATAATCTCTTTCAGTTATTCAAAAAATTAAATGCCTCTAAAAATGACTACGATGATTTGTCTGAAATATTTGGTGATGTAAAAAGATTTAGAACCAAAAAGGAATCTGAAAAAAAGATAAGTTTACCAAAAGAATTCAGATCTATACTCGATGATTGTGATAGTATAGTTAAGAGACATACTTTAGCACATCTCAAAAAAAGGGGTATAACCACTACTGATATGATTAGATATAATATAGGATATTGCGATACTGGCTTATATTCAGATAGAGTTATAGTTCCCTCATACGATAGTAAGGGTGATTTGAATTACTTTATAGCCAGAAGTATTTTTGATGGTGGTATGAAGTATAAGAATCCACCTGTATCTAAAGATGTTATTGGATTCGAATTATTTATAAATTGGGATGAGCCCATAATATTATGTGAGGGTGTATTTGATGCTATAGCAGTGAAGAGAAATGCTATACCTTTATTTGGTAAAACTATACCTAAATCTCTTATGAAAAAAATATTTGAAAAAAGAGTTAATAAGATATATATATTGCTAGACAATGATGCTTATTGGGATTCGATAAAGATGACGGATGTACTTATGAGAAATGGTATAGATGTTAAGATGGTGAGAATGAAAGACAAAGACCCATCTGATATGGGTTTTAGAAAAGTAACTCACTTAATAAAAGATTCTCAAACTACATCTTTTTCTGATTTAATTAGGATGAAGTTAAATGGCAAAACAAAAAAATATATGGAAATTTAATGATGATGAATGGAAAGTTCACATTAACGATAACGACACTCTTAAAAAACTCAATGACGTTTTTGGCTTGGGTAGCTCTACTATATACTATGAAAGCGGTAGACTATCTCAAGAAACAGCTTGGGATGTCATAGTGCCAAACAATAAAATTGATAAAGTTAAAAAGTTTTTAAAGGATAATACTTGATTAAAGAAAATGTTGTTAAAGTACCTTTTCGTAAGTTAAAACATATACATCATATTTCGGATATTCAAATCCGTAACCTCAAGCGACATAAGGAATATGAAGAAGTATTTGAACGCACTTATGAAGAAGTAAAAAAACATAAAGATAACGCCGTAGTCTATATTGGTGGTGATATAGCACACTCTAAAACTGAAATGTCGCCTGAATTAGTCGATCAGCTCTCACGATTATTTAAGAACCTTGCAGATATATGTCCTACAATTATCATTGCAGGTAATCACGATTGTAATCTAAATAATCGTTCTCGTATGGATGTACTCTCTCCTATTGTAAACAACCTACAACATTCTGATTTACACTATCTAAAACATAGTGGTGTATACAAATGTGCTGATGTGAAATTTGTTGTATGGGATGTATGGGAAAAAGAAGATGATTACATTGAGGCTAAGGACTTTGACGGGAAAACAAAGATAGTTCTCTTTCATGGAACAGTTGATAAGTCAGAAACGGATTTAGGATTCTTCTTACCATCAGATGTTAAGATTGCTAAGTTCAAAGGTTATGATATGGGATTGCTAGGTGACATCCACAAAAGACAGCATCTCAATAAAAAAGAAACTATATCTTACTGTGGCTCACTGGTTCAACAGAATCATGGGGAGGGGTTGAGCCACGGTTATTTACTGTGGGATGTTCCAAAGAGAAAGTCTAAGTATATAGAGATACCAAATGACTACGGCTATTATACCATCGATATCGAAAACGGTAAAGTACCAGATTGTCCTGATATACCAAAGAAAGCACGTCTGAGAGTCAGAGTCTCAGATACTACACCATCTCAGTTGAAAAAAGCTATGACTCTGATTCATAGTCAATATGGTATCAAAGAAGTTTCGGTAACAAGAACAGATTCATTTACCGCACAAGAAAAAGTTAGAGGGCAAAGGATAACAGTTGGTGACGTAAGAGATGCAGATTATCAGTATGGATTAATAGAAGAGTATCTAAAACAAAATCATTATGTAGATGATGATACACTTATAGATATTAAGAAAATCAACAAAGATTTGAATACAATGTTACCAGCTGATGATTATAATCAAAGGGGTATAACTTGGGATGTAAAAAAGTTTGAGTTTGATAATATGTTTAGTTATGGAGAAAGTAACGTAGTTGACTTCACAAAACTAAATGGTATAGTTGGGATATTTGCTCCTAACGCAAGTGGTAAATCTTCTTTGTTAGACGCTCTTTCATTTTGTTTATTCGATACATCTTCTAGAGCTTATAAGGCACTAAACGTACTCAATAATAAAAAGGACAATTTTTATTGTAAAGCTACTTTAGAGGTTGAAGGTTGTGAATACTTTATAGAACGAAGAGGTAAGAAACAAAGAAATGGGCATGTAAAAGTTGATGTAGACTTTTGGACATATGATGATGCGGGTGAGAAGCTATCTCTAAACGGAGACCAAAGACGAACAACCGATGTAAACATTCGTAAGGTAATCGGTACATACGAAGATTTTATTATGACTGCACTATCATTACAAACAAACTCTACTGTTTTTATTGATAAGACACAAAAAGAAAGAAAAGACTTACTAGCACAATTTATGGGTATAGGCGTTTTCGACCAGTTATATCATCTAGCATCTGAAGAGATATCAGATGTTAATTCTTTACTGAGGTCATTTACCAAAAATAATTATGATACAGATTTAGCAGAAATTAAAACAGAATTAGTTGATATGAAAAAAGATTCTAAAGAATTTACTGTAAAGAAAAAAGAATTGGTTTCTGATAAAAAAAGATATGACAAACAAATAATTAATTTGACAAAGCAACTTAAAAAGGTTGATGAGACTGCGGAAAGTTTAGATGAGTTACAAGAGAGAAAAATCAATCTAACAAATGCTTTAAATAAGGTTGATGAAAGAGTTGGTGAAATCGCAACATTATCAGAACAATATACTGTAGAGGAAACTGAACTGAATGAAAAAATAAAAATCTACAGAGAAAATGAAATTGATAAAAAGTTTGCTCAGTTAGAACAATATAAGTTAGATAAGAGTAACAATCAAATTGAGATTGATAAACTAAAAATAGAAGTTCAGAATAAACTTGACAAAATAAATAAATTAGGTAACTTAGAATACGACGCTGATTGTGATTATTGTATGGCAAATCCATTCACATTGGATGCTATGGAAACAAAGAAGAAGTTAAATGATGATAAGATGCTAGCAGATACTTTTGTAAAACAATCTGATAACTTGGATGATATTATAAATGGATTATCTCATATAACTACACACAAAGAACAGATGGATGAGTCTATAAACAGCTTGAGTTTACTAACAACCAATATCAGTAAATTAGATAGTGAAAAGAAACTTACTACTGAAAAAAGAAAGAATCTGATTAGTCAATTAGCAATCATAGAGGATAAGATTAATCTATATCACGAACAAGAAAAAGATATTATTTTTAACAAAAGTTTGTATAAAGAAATCGAAGATGCTCAACAACAGTCCGATGTGATAGAACAGTTTATAGAGGATACCGACAAAAAACTTCAAACTGTAAATGGTGAAATAAAAGTTTTAGAAACTCAACGAAAAACTATTATAGAAAATATAAAGAAGGTAGAAGAGTTAGAAGGTAAGTATGCTGCTTATCAATATTATATGGATGCCATAAAAAGAGATGGTATACCATATGAACTGATTTCTAAAGCACTTCCAACTATAGAAGGTGCGGTAAACGATATCCTTTCACAGATTGTAGATTTCTCTATGATACTTGAGATGGATGGTAAGAATATTAATTGTTACATAGTTTACGATGATGATAATGTATGGCCTTTAGAATTATCTAGTGGTATGGAACGATTTATCTCCTCTCTAGCCATGCGTGTGGGATTGATAAATGTATCTAATTTACCTGCACCTAACTTCTTAGCAATTGATGAGGGCTGGGGTACTATGGATTCTGATAATTTAAATTCTGTTTACAATCTATTTCAATATCTAAAATCACAATTTCAGTTTACGATGATTGTATCTCATATAGATTCTATGAGAGATGCTGTTGATACCTTACTAGAGATAAAGAAAGAAAACACTTTCTCTAATGTTGCTTACGATTAGAATATAATATTTTTCTAGGTTTAGTTTCCCCTCTCTTCAAACTCAAGATATACTGGTTTAGTACGCCAGACATAGTGGTGCTTTCCTCTCTAACATACACTCTAAACCAGTCTACTAGGCTCTCTTCTATAGTAAATGAATATTTCTTTTTCATACCGATAATCTCCATATGTTGTATATATAAATAATTATTCTTTTTAGAAAGTTTTATATTTATAATTAAACAGATTATTAATATGAGCATAGTTAAAAAATTCAATCCACTCAAAAATTTAAATCAACTCGATATGTTAGTTGATGATTTCAATGAATCCAGACATTTTATTCTAACGGATTTACCAGAGAGTTTACCGCAAGGAAGAAGTTCTTTTCTGATAGAGACAGGACCATTCTTAAAAGAGGGTATCGAGCTACAAATAGATTTTGTCGATTCTGAAGGTAACTCTATCTACTACGAACCAATTGATGATTACTTAGAGGGTACTTCACGTAGAATATCAGTAGAGGTATATAGTGATACTGGACCAGGTGTAGCAAATCTAATAATAGTAGGTGAATTAGATTCTGTACCAACTTCACCAGGTTCTTTCTCTGATGTAGAGGAAGTTCCTGAAGATTGGAAGGGTATTTATAATGTAAGATTAACCAAAGAAATTATAATCAACCCAACTGAAATCAATACAGAACCGATAAGATTTTACACACAGCCAAAAATCACCGTAACAGAAAAAAGACTTGGTAGTTTGGTAAGAACAGAATCAAGTAGTTCGATTGTAACTGCCTTCAATTCGATAAAAGGTAATCCCGACCAAAATTTTGAATTTACAGTATTTGAAACAGAACAACCAAAACAGGGTTCTCTATCTGAAGTAAAAGATAAAAAGACAAAACCCAAAGGTAAAACAGATTCCATTTATAAAATGGGTAATCAGTTCAAAAACAAAAAAGGTAAAAGAAAAAGTAGTATATTCAAAAGGATTGGACATATAGCTAGAAGTAGGTCTCCAATAGAGTATCCATATTCTTTTGAAATAACAAACTCTGATGAGTTTACTACTAAAGACATAGGTGGTAATTTTATAATTAAGACTATTGATTCTACACAATATGATAGAGATCAATTCGAAAACTCTAAATTAACTTTTCCACCGACATTCAATAATTACACAGGCTCTATAGCTGAATTAAGAAATAATAAAATAGCTTTATTAGAAAAACCTTTTACGAATTTGAACAATAATGGTGAGGAAGTAATCATACCATTCTTTGGTACAGTAGAACTTGTAAAACAAACAGAACCTACATCATCTTACAGCACTGCAAATATTATATCTTATGCGGACGTGGTACTAAGTGATATGAGGACCTTTTCTGGTGACGTATTTAAAGCAAAGGTCATGGTAAGAAGTGAAGGTTCATTCGATGATTTCAAAACTTTAGCAGAGATACCCGTTGAATCTTCAGAGCTGATGGTAGACCCATTATCAGTAGGGTTATCAGAACATACAGGTTACTACGAAAATCAGGCGGATGTAAATAGTTATTGGGATGTCACAGGCGGTACTGCAGTATTTTCAAACTCACCATTATTAGATGGTGTGTATGTATCAGGCTCTGTCGCAACCTTTGAGAACCAAATAAAATATAAGTTGAAAGATGCATACAAATTCGAACTCACCAAAAACGTTGACTACACAGTATCATTTAATGCATACACTAAAAGAGGAAATAATAGTAGGTCTTTAGTAGCAATATACATATCAGGTTCTTCATTTCCACACAATAGTGTTCCATATGTCGATACTGCTACAAACAAAACTTTAGTTGACGACAACACATATGGCTACAGGCTTGGTGTGATAGAAGTAGATGACCAAAGTGAAAAGGATTTAGGTTTAGTTGTACAGAATTTCACTCCTAACAGCACAGGCAATGGGGTACTACAATTTCGTATCGTAGAAGGTGGATGGTATTTTTCAGATATATCTGTAAAACCTTCGGAGGATACCGGATTTTCTCCGTCTACATTTACTTTCCAAAAAGAAATGCCATTGGAGTTTCAACACAAAAGACCTGATACTTTCGAATTCTTAGTTGAGTTTTATGATGCAAATGATAATATAGCGGATAGTTTGGCATTCAATACGGGATCGGTGTTTACTGGTGGTAACGTTGTAATAACAGGAAACGATAATATTCAAAGTGGTGATATGTTCTTAGGTGGGGATACCACAGGTAGTGGTATTCACTTTGGTGGTGTTGATTCGAAATTACCTGAAACAGGTGAAGATGGAGCTGAAGGTTCAGGATTTATTCGTTCAATAGGTTATCAAGGATTCGTATCAGCTTCGGCTCAATCTGGTTCATATGGTTTTATGATTTATAGTGGTTCTGTCTTACCTAATAGTGGAGATAATTATGCTGGTGTAGGATTAGAATTAGTTGGTGCTAGTGGTTCGTTAAAATTTAGAACTAAACCATCAATATTTGAAGTTGTCGCAGATGCATTTTTCGTGGGTAGTAGAACTACACAATTTATAAGTGGCTCAAGTGGTGCAGTAGAAATAAGTTCTTCTAATTTTCACCTAACACCACAAGGAAATGTCACAATGAGTGGTATCATAACTGCAGAAGGTGGTAACATAGGAGACTTCAAAATAATAGGTGGACAGATAAGTGGTTCTAATATGACATTTAATGCACCCCGTTCACAATTATTCAAAACCGACCAAGGGCCAGGTAGTGATACAACCGCAGGATTCGATGCAAAACGTAATGAATACTATATAGACTTTACACCAAGTGGAAGTAATGATGTGGATGGTACAAACTATTACATTAAAATGGGTCCAAACTTTATGGTTGATAAAGATGGTATCCTAATTGCAAGTGGTGCAGAATTTGTTGGTACTATAACTGCATCAGCAGGTTTGATTGGCGGTTTTACCACAGACTCACATTCATTCAGTAGTAACAATATTTTTATTAGTGGTTCACCATTACAAGGAAGTGTAAATGATTCTAAGTATATGTTTATCAGTACATCCAACTTCAATGTTAAACAAAGTGGTGATGTAACAGGTTCTAAAGTTTTATTTACTGGTGGAAAATTAGGTGGTTTTAATATTAACAATACATCAATTAGAGATGTTAACAATACAGTAGAATTAAGTAGTGCTTTACCTGGTTTGAAAATTAAAGATAATGGTGGTACTGATAGAGTTCTCGTAAAATCTGGTTCTTTATCAACAGTTGGTGGTGGTACACAATATATAGGAAATAAAAGCTTTGAGGAACAATTAGGTTCTCTATCAGCCGGTCGTAACTTCGTTGGTTCTATAAATAGTTGGTCGTTTTCAGAGGGTGGTGCGGTTAATATTAGTTTAACAGATAGAAATGCTTTTGTCGATGATGATAAAGCAGTAAGTGGTAGGGTAACATTGGATGTTGTTGTTCCTGCCGGTTCAGGTAATTACTCTTCAACTAATACTTATCAAATATCACAAGTAGTAACTGCTTCAATTGCAGCAGGAGACACCCTATCGTTTAGCTCGGTGGCAAGATTTAGTTCATCATTTGGTGGTAGAGGGAAAGATAGAGCATTACAACCACAATACTTTCGTTTGGAATATAGTGGTTCTGGTACAAATGGATTTGTTCCCTTTCTACCACATCCTAATTTTACAGCATCAAATGGTTATGGTGAATACTTTTTAGGTAGTGGACAATATAATAGTTTTGGTGCATCAGCAGATTTACCAGCAGCTGCAGAATTCATAAAAGTTGTACTTACAGGTTCTATAAATGATGATACTGGATTTACAATAGAAAAACCATTGTTCATAGGAGATAAAGGAACTGTAAACTCAGATGTATCAGGTAGAAAATTTACTAAACAAGTTGTAGGTAGTACAACAGCAGAACATCCTGAAACTGAAATAACTTTTGACAATTTCTCTTTGAGAAGTAATTCACGAAGAGTTGAGATGACTCAAGAAGGATTACTAATCTATAACTCCGAAGATAGTTTTATAAAGATGACTGGTGCCGGAATAGAAATTAGAGGTGGTAGTGGTGTAGCAAACTTTGGTACTGCTATCAACAGAGAGGCTGCAACTAATGACAGTCAAGTTGCTGGTACTTTAGGAGCTCCAGCATTACAAGCTTATCAATCTGATCCTGAGGATATTGGTACAACTGCTTCTGATGGTAATGTTGGTGAGTTTGCAAAAGGTAACCACGTTCATAGATTAACATTTTCAACAGTAAACTCTGTACTGGCAGGACAGACATTAACAGGTACGACATTCAACGGTTTATTTGGTTCTAATGCAAGAATAGCTATAAGTGGTTCTTTAGGTGCAAACGCAGATGTAATTAGAAGTTTAAACAGAGATACTATTAGTGGTTCACTTGGTTCTAATGCAGCTGTTATAAGAACATTAGCTAGAGCGGGAATAAGTGGTTCATTGGGTGCAAATGCATCTGTTATAAGAACACTCACCAGAACAGGCATAAGTGGTTCACTTGGTAGTAATGCTGCGTTGATAAGAAGTCTAACAAGAGTAGGTATTTCGGGTTCACTTTCTGCAAATGCGATTAGAGATTTAGGTGCTGGTATACTATCAGGTTCTGCTGGTTCAATGAATAGTTTCAATATTACCGATGGTGTTACATCGCAAGAAATAGGTAACGGAAACAACATAACTTTTGCAGCAGGTACTGGACTTGACGTTGCGGTAAGTGCGACAGATACAGTCACATACTCGGCAGATGTATCAGACTTTATGACAAATGGTGCAAATAATAGAATCATCACCGCGACTGGTACTGATGCGATGAATGCAGAATCCAATTTGACGTTTGATGGTTCTACATTAGGTGTCACCGGTACAATCTCAACTACAAGTAATATTCTTTTAGCATCTGGTGCAAATTTATTTTTCGATGGAGGGAGTAATTCATATATTAAGGAACATTCTGCAGATGACATAAGAGTGGTTGCCGGTGGGGTTACGGCCTTTGACTTTTTGACAACTGGTGCAGGTGTACCAGCAACTGCTAAATTATATCTTGATGGTGGTGGTAATACACATTTACGAGAATCATCTGCTGATAATATAAAAGTTTCTGCTGGTGGAACAGATGTTTTGGATATAACCTCAGTAAAAGTAAGTGGTTCATCCGCATCAACAGCATCATTCTCACGAATGAGTTTGAATTCAGTAGATCCAATGTATGCATACCTTAATGTACAAGGTGATATTGCATTAGGTTCATTTACAGGTACAAACCTGAATCGTAGAATTGGTTTACAAAGAACTGATGGTGCTGGCTGGACAAATACACCAAACATAAACTTTCACGTTGATGGTAACGGTGACGGTCATATTAAATTTTCAGTAATAGATTCTGGAGTGGCGGGTTATGCTGATGCTATGGTGATTAGTAAGGATGGCTTTGTCGGCATTGGTGAAACAAGTCCTGCTACAAAACTTCATGTCAAAGGTGCTCATATAGCCGGTAGAGGATTGTTGAGTTTAGAATCAACCGATCATGCTATACTAAATTTGCGAGGTGCTTCGGCCAACAATGCCGGTATAGAATTCTATAATGCAACAAATCAAAAATGGGCTATAGCAAATCGTGCAGATGCGAGTGACAAAATGCAGATAAGAAGGGGTAGTGATGATGCCGTAGCAATATCATTCGACCAATCTATAAATACAGAATTCGGTGGAAATGTAAGTGGTTCATCAACATCAACTGGTTCGTTTGGTAGAGTTTTCTCTGCAGATGATATTGAATTGAAGGGTAATGCGGTAATTTTCAATATTTCAGATGGTTTTGTAACAAATGCTGGCGGAGCAATGACCATACAAGGAACTGGTAATGTGGTATTGGATGCTGGAGCTGGTGCTGATGAAGTTACATTAACAACAACATCACTTACAACAACAGTACCCTTTACAGGTTCGAGTGCTACATTTTCAGATAATGTAGAAATAATAAGCAGTAATGCATCAAATACAAAATTATTAATTGAAAATAACCATGCAAGTGCAAACGCTTTATTGCAGCTTGATTCTTCAAATGATAGAGATTCAGTTATTCAATTACTTGAAAATGGTACTGCAAAATGGGATATAAGAAATGATGGTAATGATTCTGATAAATTAAAAATATCTGATGATGGTGATGTTAGACTTACTTTAGATCAATCTGGTAATGTCGGCATCGGAGTTACAAGTGCCGATGCTAGATTAGAAGTCAAAGGTTCTGATGGGTCTAATAGTACAGAAAATACTGCGTTAATTGATGGTAATGGAAATCATCTTTTTACCCAATTCAATGGTGGTAAAGCAATATTCCATTACGGGCCTGTAGAATTTCCCTACCCTAATGGAAAGGTAAGTGGTTCTTCAACTACCACTGCATCATTTGGTAGGATACAAGTTCCGAAGGGTAAATATTTAGAATTCTTAGGTGGTGGTGCAGGTACAGCGGAGAAGTGGCAGATATTCAATAGTAATAGTAATGTTTTTGAAATCAAATCCACAGCATATGGTGGTTCTCCCATAACAATCGATGCTACTGGTGGTGGTGTTAACGTTACTGCAAATTTAGATGTGGGTGCTGGTTTAGATGTTACTGGTAATATAACTGTTACGGGAACTGTAGACGGAAGAGATCTTGCAACGGATGGTTCAAAACTAGATGGTATAGAAGCAAACGCAAAGAACGACCAAACAATTACAGCCGGAAGCGGATTGACTGGTGGTGGAACAGGTGATGTGACTCTTAATATCGGAGCTGGAACTGGCATCGATGTTGCGGCAGATGCCATATCGGTAGATGTATCAGACTTTTTATCAAATGGTGTTGACAACAGGGTTGTGACTGCAACTGGCACAGATGGTTTTGCCGCTGAAGATGGTTTGACTTTCGATGGAAATGATTTAGGTATTACTAGAAAAATATTTCATATAGGTGATACCGATACATTTATTAGATTTACAAATGACGATATAAACATTCAAGCAGGTGGTGTTAATTTTATAGACATTACTGAAGACACAACAAATGAAATAACATTTAATGAAGAAGGTGGTGTTATAAATGTTAGAATGGAAAGTAATAATGACGCAAACTTATTTTTTCTTGATGGTACAAATGATAGAATAGGGATTGGAACCGGAGCTCCACAAACACTACTTCATTTGGTAGGTGCTGGTGAAATGATAAGAATTGAGAATAACACCAACGCTGTTGGTAATACTTTCATTTCATTTTACGATACCAGTGCACTAAAAGGACATGTAGGATTTACAGGTGGTTCGACAGACCATTTGGTTCTTTACAATAATGAAAATGCAGATGTAAGATTTTTTACTAACCAAAATCTCAGAATGACTATTGCTGCTGGAGGAAATGTCGGCATCGGAGAAACAAATCCTCAGTATCCTTTAGAAGTGGTTGGTGCAACTGGTAATACAGTTGCTAAATTTGGTGAGACTTTTGCATTACACGCGATACACAATTCACCAGTTCTTGGATTCAACCTTTTTTACAATACTGCATATAAACTTGGTGAAGGAAGTAGTAGTAGTTATGGTGGATATTTAGCTTTATCACCCTCTACTGGTAAATTTAGCTTTGCTACAAGTAATCAAGGAAATGCTGGTGATACGGCTACTATGACTGAAAGAGTTACAATTCTCAACAATGGCAATGTCGGCATCGGGACCACAAGTCCTGAACACCCATTACAAGTTGCTACATCAGGTCAAACAACTCTTTCTATAAAGGCTGGTACAAATAAACAAGCAAATATAGAGTTTGAAAATGATGGGACAGGATATAGTATAGGTCATGATATTAATGATAATGGTGGCCACAATTTTTTCATATATGATAGAGAAAATTCACGAGATATGCTTCGATTTAGTTCTGATGGTGCTGTATTTAATGAAGGAAGTGTAAATATAGATTTTAGAGTTGAATCTAACGGAGATGCTAATGCTTTATTTATAAAAGGTAGTACAGATAATGTTGGCATCGGCACCGCAACTCCATCTCAAAAATTGCATGTAGTGGGTAATGCTTTTATAGATGGTGCTCTAACTGCTAGAGAATTTTTTACAGATATCGTTTCATCTTCAATACAATTTACAAGTGGTTCGACAAAATTTGGTGATACATCAGATGACACTCATAAGTTTACTGGTTCTATTTTTGTAACGTCTGATGTCGCTGTTGGAACTGCTACACCAACAGCCGACTTGCATGTTGAAGCATCTTCTGTAACACAAAAATTAATTTCCAACTCTGGAGGAACTGCAACATTTACTATTGGTAGAAGTGTAGATACCCAAGCAAAGATTACTTCTGGTGATACCGCTGCGAGTGATTTTAATATTTTTACAGGAGGTACAAGGAGACTTACAATTTTAAGTTCAGGCAATGTCGGCATCGGGACCACAAGTCCACAGGCTCAATTACATTTAGCTACGGCCTCTCCACAAATATTGCTTGAAGATACAGATGTAAGTGGATTGAAACATACAATTACAGGTGGTGGTAATGCTGGATTGGAAATAGGGGTTGATAATAACAACACAGGTGCTGGTTATTTTAGAATATCTTTAGGCGGTGCACAAAGGGTAAATATTACAGAAGCTGGATTGGCAGAAATTAATCTTGGAGTAAGTGGTTCAGCTGCTTCAACTGGTTCGTTTGGTAGAGTCGAAGCAAGTCGTGTAAGAGGTAATGCAATATTCGTAGAAAGTGATTTAGCAAAAATATCTAAAGGTGATAATAACACGATAAGATTTGACTCACCTACAGGTAATGTAAAGATTGGTTCACAAAATTCAAGTTTCTTACACTTTTACACCGATAGAGGTAAGTATTTCTTTAATAAAAGATTAATAGTAGATGAAGGAATATTTAGTTCTTACAACGAAGATTTAGTACTACAAAGAGCGGAGACAACAAAACTAACACTTGGAAATACAATCACTACTTCTGCTCAAGATTTCGCAATAGCTGATACTAAAACTATCGGTACTTCAACCTTTATATCAGGTATCACAGGTGATGGTTTTAGAATAGATGATAACGGTAGTGATGGAACTCTATTAGAAATCGATAATATTGTTGTTAGAAATACATTAAGAACCCATATCTTTCAGAAAGATGTCGTTAAGGCTACTAATGGTATATTGTTCATTTCAGATAGTGGTGTTATATCAGGCTCAACTGGCACAACAGGTACAGGTACAGTAACATTCGAAGATGATAAGTCTGCAACATTTAATGATGACCAAATACTATTGTTCAAAGATGCACAAGATAACGGAACAATAAATGCAGTTAGATTTCAGATAAACGGAAGTCCAATAACAGGCGGTTCAGTTCAGAGTGGTTTTACAAAATATAATGTAGATAATGTTGCTGGTAATCTAAGTAATCTGAATGTTGGTGGAACTGCAGCAAGAATTAGTGGTGGTACGGTTGCAATTGATGCATCTTCACCTAACAGTCCCTTTGTTGATGTCAACGCTGCAAGTGGTTCTGCAGTTGTTCGTATGGGTAATCTTGCAGGTATTACATCTCCAAGATTTGGAACTTTATCAAATCAGTTTGGATTGTGGGCATCAGGTTCTGCTTATCTTGAAGGTGCAATAAATGCAAAAACTGGTAACATAGGTACTTGGGGTATAGGTAATACTGCAATTAGTAGTTCAGGTGGAATCATAACCTTAGATGCAGATGCAAAAAGGATTACTATATCTGATGGTTCTAATGATAGAATTCGTTTGGGTGAAGTTGACGGTGGTACAGTTTATGGTTTGAAAATATTTGATGGTAGTGGAGTGACAGATAACGATATTCTTGTTGAGTTAGGACAAGGTGGTAATCAGATCGCAGGTTGGACAATTTCTACAGGTGCTATAACAAGTCCATCTAGTATAATAACAATCAGCTCAGATAATAAAAGAATTACAATAAATGATGGAAGTAATGATAGAATTTATTTAGGTGAGGTTGATGGTAGTACAACATATGGTCTGAAGATATTTGATGGAACTGGTACTGCTGATGCAGATAGATTAGTTGAGTTAGGTCAGGGTGATAATATGATTGTGGGATGGCAATTAGTTCCTGGTAGACTTGAGTTTGATGGAACAAATGGTTCAATTGCATTAGACGCAACAAATCAACAAGTTGCTATATACACCGGCTCAATTAACACTGCACAACCAAAAGTGGTTATGGGTAAACTACCAAGAGTAGGTGGTTCATCTTCAGATGATAGATTTGGATTTGCGGTATTTAGTGGTTCTGAAAATGCGAGTATACTACACGATGATAGATTTTCTGTTTTAATTACAAGGGATAAGGCTAGACTCGCTGGTTGGGATTTAGTACCTGGTGCATTAAGAAGTGGAACTGTTGCTGACATAAATGGTAATCAGGCAAAAATTGCATTGGGTGTGAATGCAAATCAGACACACACCACACCACAAGCAAACTTGTTCTATGTAAGTGCTTCTGCTACTCCAACATTCTTTGTTGGTGAAAACTTTTCATTTATTAATAATACTCTAACAGCGGCTGGTTGGGAAATAGCAAGTACAAGTATCAAAAAAGGAACTGATGTCGTAATCGATTCAAGTGCAAAATCTATAACACTTGGAAATGGTTCTGTTGCAATAGAACACAATAGTGGTACTCCAATTATAAGAAGTGCTACCAACTTCACAACAGGCAATGGTTTCTTTTTATCATCCGCAGGTACTGATAATTTTAGAGTTGGAAATGCATCAGCAGCGAGATTACAATTTGATGGTACTAATTTTAAGATTTTCAATTCTTCGAATGCTGAGTTAGTTTCATTAGGAGCCACAAATAAAATTGCAGGTTGGTTCATCACAACTACAACAATACAAAATTTTAATTCTGATGGTGGTATTAAAATTGATTCTAGTAATAAGAATATAATCATCTATTCAGATAATGGTTCAACTGAACGTGTAGTGCTTGGTGATGTAACTGGTGCAAATAAGTATGGTATTAAAGGAAAGGACGTTAGTGGTAACACAATGTTCGAAATATCAGAAAATCAAAATATAGTTGCAGGGTGGACACTTTCACAAACATCAATTTCCAAAAATGATGTCAAATTAGATTCTACAACAAATGCAGAAGGCTTATATGTCAAAAAGACAAGTTTCAGTAGTACAACAGCAGGTGGTTTTCTAGGATTAGATAGTGGTACTGCTAAGTTTAATGTTGGTGACGCTTCTAAGTTTATAAAATTCGATGGAACTAATTTTACTGTAGATGCCGGTAATTTTTCACTAGACTCAAGTGGTAATGTCACAGCAACAAATGCGAGTCTGTCCGGTACTGTTACAGCTGATGCTGGTGCGATAGGTGGATTCACACTAGCTGCTGGTGGATTGACTGCAACAAATATCAGAATCTCTTCTACACAAGCTTCGATGTCATTAGGTGATAAAGTTAAGATTGTTGGTGGCACGGATAGTTTTATTGCAATGGGTAATCAGTTTATAAATGATACCAACTTTAGTAATTTCAATGACGAAAGTGATGTCGGTATTATAATGGGTATGGATGGTAATTCACCAAAGTTTGAATTAACTGATGGTGGTAATAATCACTTATTATTCGATTCTTCAACAGAAACTTTAAAATTAGCTGCGGGAAAAATACAATTTTCTGCAACTGGATTTTCATTGAATGCACAAAGTTCTACAAACACAAATAACAAACTTTCTTTGGGTACGATTACTACAAATACAGATACTACAGGAGCAGGATTTTTTGCAGATGGTGGGGGTAACTTTAGAATAATTGGTAGTGATAGTACCTCTGTTTTCATAAGTGGTAGTTTGATTGACTTTAGAACAAATCGTATGTTCTTTGGTGCTACAGGTTCTTCCTTTATAAGTGCATCAAACGGAGTTCTACAGATAAGTTCTTCTAAGTTTCAGTTAAAACCATCCGGTGATGTAATCATGAAGGGTATACTTGATGCAGAATCAGGTGGACAGATTGGTGGATTTACTATTGGTGCTACAACTTTAAATTCTTCAGAAACATCAGGTAACGTACAAGCAATCACTACATTGACAAGTGGAACAAGTCCATCCTTATTTCTGAGGTCTTTTAATAGTAGTACTAACCTCAAATCAAATATAAGGTTAGCAAATTTAGCTGATGACAGATTGTTACATGTGATGGATTTCTTCCCAACTAATGTTTCTTCTCAATTCTTAAGGCTAAGAGCGGGTGTCGGTGATAACGAGGGTATACCACCAGATCCAAAATCCGATCCAAATGTACCTGGAATGAACTGGTCTTGGGATTATGCGAACGCATATGGTGAACTTCCCTCAAGTTACAGTCCAGGTGATCCCATAAGTTCGACCCACATGCCATTTAGTGAAAGTTTTCAGATACTAAATGCATCTGCAAGTAAAGACTCAAAAAATAAAGGGTTAACCATAAAGTACAATGTAACCCATAAATTTCACGGTACTAAAGACGTAGGAATTCCAGCTGCAGCTGGAGCCGAAACATTTGAAGTTTTGAGAATGGGTAAGATTGAGAATACGGGTGGAACTTTTGATCCAACACAGGCAGCTGCCACTAGAATTTTTCACTATGGAATAAGTGGTTCTCAACACACTACTGCATCGTTTGGTAGGATTAAAGCAAATGTATTTGTAGGTGATGGTAGTCAACTCACTGGTGTAAGTGGTGGTGGCGGTGGTTCAATGGATAATTGGGTAATGTCAGATGGTGCGACAACACAGACTGTTGCTGATGGTCAGACAGTAACATTTGCAGCAGGTGAGGGTATTGATGTCGCAGTAACTGCAACAGATACGGTTACTTATAGTGCAGAAAACGCTAGTACATCGAACAAAGGTGTCGTTGAATTAGCGACCACTTCGGAGACCACAACAGGTACGGATACTGCCAGAGCAGTCACACCCGATGGATTGAAAGATGGCTATCAAGGTAGTACGAATGTTACAACTTTAGGAACTATATCAACTGGTACTTGGAATGGAACTGCTATAGATACTGCGTACTTAGATACATCTCTAACATCACAACAAACTATTTTCAATACAAATCTAAAAATTGGTTCGGCTTACAATGATGAGTACATCGACTTTACATCGGATGGCATGATAATGTTTAAGATAGACAATGCTGAAGATTTCAGAATGGCAGATGGTGGAACATTCCATGCAAATAATGATGTCATTGCATTTTCATCAACAATATCATCTGATAAAAAATTAAAAACAAATATAGAGAATATCAACTACGGATTATCTGATGTACTGAAACTAAATGGTAGACAATTTGATTGGAAAAGAGAAGATAGAGGACATGACATAGGATTTATTGCACAAGAAGTTGAGGAGGTAATACCAGAACTGGTTAAAGAAGTTGATGGTTTAAATGGAGAGGAATCATTTAAAACAGTAGATTATGCTAAGACAACAGCTGTTTTGGTTGAGGCAATAAAGGAACAACAAAAGCAAATTGAAGATTTGAAATCTGAAATAAAGGAGTTGAAAGATGGCAGTTCCAGGTAGTGGAGAATTATCACTAACCAAAATTTATTCAGAAGTAAATGTTGATGACTATAATGATAATAATAGCGACGGGGATGTCAATCTATCACTACAAGAATTGTCTATAGGTGATATCAACAATATAAATAGAGGAAATTTACCAGCAAATAGGCCAGATGAAGCTGCTCCACACAGCATGAGTGAATTTTATGGATATGATAATGATGCTACAGAACCATCTTATTTTGATACGATAGCAGATTTTACAATCACAGGTGCTTCAGGCTTTGGTGCAACAGCAGTATATAGTTCTACATTTGTAACTAGAATAAGCAATGGGCTCGGTAGTTTTTTTGGTACTATCACCCAAACTCTACCTGCAAATTCTGGCACCCTTTCTATAGCGATAGGTGATGCAGACCCCACCAGTACAGGATTAGGGGGAAATGCAGGTGGGTTTACTGCAGCAGGAAGTGTAACTGGTGGTTTGTCTATAAGTGGTAGTCAAAGAGTTTTTACTATATTCAAATTTCAACCAGGCATGTTTGCTGTCAATCAAGTCTGTAATGTAAGATTTTCTATTAATCCAATTAGTGCTTCGAGTTTACTAACGGGTGTACTTGATAGTCTTTCTGTGACAGTAAAAGCAACATAAATTTTGATAAAATAAAATTAAGGGATATTTATTATTATGGATAAACTTACAGAATTTCTAATCAAACCATTTCTAACCGAAGGTGTTAGGGATCCAGGTATTTTCAAAGCTATATTTTTAGCAGGAGGACCTGGTAGTGGTAAATCATATGTTGCAAAACAACTATTTGGTATACCCGAAAAGATAAATGTATCTAAAACAGGTTTAAAAATGGTAAACCAAGACACAGAACTTGAGATGTTACTAACAAAGTATTTCGGAACTGTTGATTTAGATAATATGCCTACTGATTTATTTAAACAACTTACAGACCCTAAGTACGATGATTATAGTGGATTGAGAGCATATGCAAAAAGTCTTAGTCAAGAAAGATTGAGATTGTATACAGATGGTAGGTTAGGTGTGATAATTGATGGAACTGGACATAAGTTTAAATCTGTTAAGGAGAACAGAAAAAAACTGATGGATATGGGTTATGATACCTATATGGTATTTGTAAATACAAGTTTAGAAATCGCAATGAAGAGAAACGAAGAAAGACCTCGTGCATTACCTGCAGATATTGTCCGAAAGAGTTGGCAAGACGTTCAGAATAATCTGGCTTTCTTTCAAGGATTATTCGGTGCAAATAATTTTCTCATAGTTGATAATAACAAATTCTTATCTGCTAAACAGGCAGAGAAAAAATTTAAGATGTTAGTCAATCAAGGATTAACCAAGTTTTTAAAGAAACCACCTAAAAATAAAATTGCAAAAGATTGGATTAAAAAACAACAACATATCAAAAAGATTGATTTACCTGACTTAATGAAAAAAGTTAAGATGGCAGAAAGTATTAAGTTACCTGTAGAAATTGGTGATACTATTCTTATGGGTAGATTCAAAAATAAAAAGGTGGTTGTAAAGTCAATCGATTACAATGATAATGGAGATTTGTTAATCAATGGTAGACCAGCCTTAAAATTTAGAATTGTGGAATCGGTAAACGAATCTGAAGTAAAGACAATATATAGTCTTCTTCAAAAGTATGGGAACTCTGAAAAAGATGCAAAAAATATGATTAGAAAAAATTATAAAAAAGTATCTAAAAAATTTAGAGGACAATCTGCTAGAGACAAAGCTATGGCATTAATAGGAATTTCTCTTTTAGGTGAGAGTATGACAAAATCTCAGATTAAAAGTATGAGAGATAAATTTAAAAAAACAGGAGAGTTACCACCTCATTTGAAAAAGTTTGTAAAGGCCAAAAAAGAATTTGAGAAAAAGTTTAAGGTTAAAAATATTGTTGTACCTGGTTTAGAGTGGATGTCTGATTTAAAGGAGGCACCAAGAGTACCTCGCAAGAAAGGACAACACAGAGGTTCAAAATCGCATTCTGATTTATATACAGATGAGAATCCAAAGGGTACAATACATGGATTGAAATTTGCAACTGTAAAAGATGCTCAAGCATCTGTCAGAAAGATAAAGAGTAGTAGTAGGTCACATGCCCATAAAATACAAGCAGCAGTTGCTATGGAACAGAGAGCCAGAGAGATGGGTAAGACATCACAGGCTGCTGTCTATCGTGCATACATCAATAAGATGAAGAAGAAAACAAAAGCTAAGAACGAAGAGTTTGGAGCACCTGCTGGTATGTTACCATCGCCAAGTCGTAAAGGTGTAAAGAGGATGAAGAAAAAAGGTGTCACTTCAGTTCCTTATGGTAGTGGTTACAAAAAGATAAATGAAAACGACAAAACCGAATTGATGAAGTTGTATAATAAAGCTATGAAAATGATGCCTGGTTCTCCTAAACAAAAAGAACTACAGAAAAAAATCAAAGTTCTACGAAAAAAATTAGGAATGAATGAAAACAAACAAATCAAAAAAGTCATCGGTGTATTTGGTGGTAGATTTCAACCTTTTCATCCCGGTCATTTAGCAACATATAAATGGTTAGCATCTAAGGTCGACGAAGCATATATAACAACATCTAACATCAAACAACCACCAAGACATCCAATGGACTTCAAAGAAAAAGTAAGACACATGGTGAAGATGGGTATTCCAAAGAATAGAATCATACAAGAAAAAACACCTTATGTCGCTGTAAATCTTTTGAAAAAATTTAATGCTAATACAACAGCTGTAGTATATGCATTCGGACAGAAGGATGCTGGTAGATTAAAAGGTGGTACTAAAAAAGATGGTAGTAAAACATACTATCAAGACTTCAATCAGAACAAAAAAAATTTAGAGGGATATGAAACTCATGGTTACATATTGACTGCACCACAGCAAGGTAATCTTAGTGGTACAAAGATGAGAGATTTATTGGGAAACCCAAAGTATAGTGATGATGAAAGACAGAAGACATTTAAAAAGACATTCAAATATTTTGATAAGGGTATATACAATATGATGACAAATAAATTCAAAAAGTTATTTGAAACCATTGATATATCTGAAGATTTGATAGAAGAATTTTTATTAGAATATAGTGATAGTCTAAAGGGTAATTTAGATGATGGCCCATCAACCTATTATCAAACTTTAAATGCTTATGAAAAAACATCCAAAGATTGGTTAGATAGTATTTATAAAAAAGAGGGATGGAAGGTTGTTGACTACGCTGTTAGAAATAATATTATAAAACCGGAAGAGAATGTTGCAAAAGCTGTAGAAGACCATACGAGAAGAAAACCAGGACAAAAACATTACAATTCTGTACCACTTACTTATATGGATCATGGAACACAAGGTGGTTCTAATACAGCTGTAAATAAATATAAAAAACATTTGGATGACGTTGTAGGCCCAATTGGTTGGCAGGTGGTTGATTGGATGGGAACATCTGCTGCGATAGATAATATAATAGGTAGTGTATTTGCTGCTGGTGCTAGTGCGGATATAGATACAAGTTTCTTAGATACCTTAGATTTAGATAATTTAGAAGAAAGAACGTTCTCAAAAGAATGGTGGAAAAAAGAATTGATGTTGGAAGGTGGAGCATATGGACATTTAAATCACCCCTTTGATGATAAAAAATTGACGTTTTCGGATTTTAAGAAACTAATTATTAATACACTACAAGGTAAACTTGATAAAGAAGGACCGGTTACAGAAAAAACTGATGGGCAGAATATAATGATAAGTTGGAAAAACGACAAACTTATCGCAGCAAGAAACAAAGGACACATCAAAAACTTTGGTGCTAATGCTTTAGATGCTAGTGGTATAAAAAATATGTTTTCCGGTAGAGGTGATATTGAAAAAGCATTTGTTACTGCAATGGATGATTTAACTAAAGCATTAAAGGGTTTAAGTAAGAAACAAAAAGACAAAATATTTGGTGAAGGTAAGAGATTTATGTCCTTAGAGGTTATGTATCCTGCTACATCAAATGTAATACCTTATGACAAATCTTTACTACAGTTTCATGGAACTATAGAGTATGATGAATTTGGCTCTCCTATTGGTGAGAATAGAGAGAGTGCTAGGGTATTAGCCGGAATGATAAAACAAATAAATCAAGACATACAAAAAACTTATACAATAACGAAGCCATTTGTTGCTAATCTACCACAGGTAAAGGATTTCAGTAAGAGACAGAGTTATTTTTTAGGTAAACTTAAAAAATTACAAAGTGAATATAAGTTAAAAGATACAGATACTTTAGCTGATTATCATCAAGCTTATTGGATGGAGTATATTTATAATGGTGGAAAACAAACAGATTATAAACACCCTGATAATAGAATTTTGATGAAGTTAACTAAGAGATGGGCGTTCTTTGATAAGTCGTATAAGATACCACAAATAAGAAAAGATTTAGAAAAGTATCCAAAGTTTTTAGATTGGGTTTTAAGTACTGATAAAATGAATCATGCTAAACTACAAAAAGAACATATTAGAGATTGGGAAGTTTTATTTTTTGAATTGGGTGCGGAGATATTAAAAAATATGAGTGACTTTATTGCAGCAAATCCATCTGAAGCAGCTCAAAAAATTAGAAAGGATTTGGTAGGTACAATAAACAAAGTTAAAAAGTCTAAAGACCCAAAAGTATTGAACACATTAAAAGTTCAGTTAGATAGACTAAAAGCCTTAGGTGGACTAAATGCAGTTGTTCCATCGGAAGGGGTTACATTTGTTTATAAAGGTAAACTCTACAAATACACAGGAGCATTCGCACCAGCAAATCAAATTTTGGGTATGTTAAAATTCGTATAGGAGTAGGTTATGGGATATAGTAAAGAATCAGAAAGACAAAATAAAGTTTTAGGTGATTTATTATCTGGTAGAGAACCAGACAAAAGAGTTATGATTGGTTACGAGGGTAAAGGAAAAGAAAAGGGTGATGTAATACCAAAGATGACTGAATTAATGCAAGATGTTAGAATGCCTTTATTTTGTCCTTCTTGTAACAAAGTAATGAAAAAAAGATTAGACGATAAAATGTGGAGACTCTACGAACATTGCTTTGATTGTCAATTAGATTTTGAACACAAACTTAGACTTGATGGTAAGTATGAAGAGTGGGAAAAACAAAAAGTTAAAGAAAATAAAATATCTTTTTTGAAAGAACAAATACAGGCAATCAAAGAATGGAAAGATATGAAAGCACCTGAGTGGTACAATAATGTTGGTGTTGCATATCCCGAATTAGAAAAAGAAACTTGGAATGTAGATACAGAAAAGATAAAGTCTATGGCTGATGAAGCATTAGAGAAATTTGAAGAAACCCTTAATGAATTGGAGAATTAGTTATGAAACTTTGGAAAGTAATATTAGGAATCTTTGGACTGGTTGGTGGACTTTTTGCTGCAAAACAGGTTAAAAGTAAGGAAGTGCAAAAACTCAAAAAGGTGATTGAAGAAAACAAAAAAGAAGAGAAGAAAGTAGAAAAACAAATTAAAGAATTAGAGGAAGCTAAGACTGCATCTAGAAGAGAAATAGGCAACATGAAAAGAAAACTAACTATCTCCAAAAAGAAAACTAAAAAGATGGAAGAAGTTTATGAAAACGATGAAGTTGAATCTGCCGAAGATTTTTTAAGAAAGTTTGCGAAGAGTAAATAATATGAAGTATATCTGGATTTTACTTCTAACACCTTTGTTATCACAAACAACCTTTACAGAGGCGGAAGCTTTAGAAATGATTAAAGCACGTGATGCTCAATGGGAGGGTAAAATTGAAAAAGCTGATTCTTTGATTTTATCACAAAAAGTATTAATTAGTGATTATGAATCTTTGATAGAAAAATTTGAAGAATCTTCAAATGTTGATTCACTACTGATAGAAGCTAAAGATTCTCAGATTAAATTACTGAAAGCTCGTGACGAAATGAATGAAAAGTTGGTAGAGTTGGTTGAACCAAAGTGGTATGAGAATCAATATCTTTGGTTGTTTATTGGATTTATTTTAGGGAAGATATAATGAAACCTGCACCATTAAAAGAAGTAATCAAAAAAGAGTATGTAAAGTGTGCAAAGGATCCAGCATATTTTCTAAAAAAGTATTGTGTGGTACAACACCCTATGAAGGGTAAAGTTCCTTTTCATCTTTGGGATTTTCAAGAAAAATCATTACAGACTTTTGAAGACCATAGGTTCAATATTATATTGAAGGCCCGTCAATTAGGTTTATCGACATTGACTGCTGGGTATTCCTTGTGGATGATGACGTTTGGACAGGACAAAAATATATTAGTAATTGCTACTAAGCAAGATACTGCAAAAAATTTAGTGACTAAAGTGAGAGTAATGCACGCTAATTTACCCTCTTGGTTGAAGCAGAATTGTGTTGAGGATAACAAACTATCTTTGAGATACAAAAATGGTTCACAAATTAAAGCGGTCTCAAGCGGAGAAGATTCTGGTCGTTCTGAGGCTCTTTCATTATTAATATTGGATGAGGCCGCTTTCATTGATAAGATTGAACCAATATGGGCAGCTGCTTCACAGACACTATCTACTGGTGGACAATGTATAGCGTTATCCACTCCGAATGGTGTGGGTAATTGGTTTCACAAAACTTGGGTAGGTGCAGAAGATGGAACAAACGATTGGAACTTTATTAGATTACATTGGAATTTGCATCCTGAAAGAAATGATGAGTGGAGAGGTGAGCAAGATAAACTATTAGGTCCTTCATTAGCTGCACAAGAGTGTGATTGTGACTTTATAACCTCTGGCCAAACCGTAGTTGATGGTGTGATATTAGAAGAGTATAAACAAACACATACCAATAATCCTTTAGAGAAAAGAGGAATCGATAGTAACTTTTGGGTATGGCAACCTGCTAACTATACAAAAGATTACATCGTATCTGCCGATGTGAGTAGAGGTGATGGAACAGATTATTCTGCTTTTCATGTGATGGATGTAGAAACTATGGAGCAGGTAGCAGAATATAAAGGTAAGTTATCAACAAAAGATTTCGGTAATATGTTGGTTAACACTGCTACAGAATATAACAATGCCTTATTAGTTATTGAGAATAACAATATTGGTTGGGCAGCAATACAACAAGTAATCGATAGGGGATATGAGAACCTATTTTACACAAGTAAAGATTTACAATATGTAGATACAGAAAAACAAATTAATAATAGATATAGAACACAAGACCGAAATATGGTGCCTGGTTTTTCTATGACAATGAAAACCAGACCTTTGGTAATCGCGAAATTAGAGGAATATTTTAGAGAAAAGTCAGTAATTGTTCGTTCAAATCGATTAATTGATGAACTTTTTGTATTTATATATAATAACAATAAAGCCGAAGCTATGCAGGGGTATAATGACGATTTAGTTATGAGTTTTGCTATCTGTCTTTGGGTAAGGGATACTGCACTAAGATTGAAACAAGAAGGTATAGACTTACAGAAAAAAGCACTAAGTGGTGTAGCAACACAAATGTTACCTCAGACACCAACGGAAAAGAAAGACACTTGGGAAATGGAAGTGGGTCCGAATGGTGAAAAAGAAAGAATAGACTGGCTATTAGGATAAGGAATAAATTATGGCTGATACAACATTTTTAGGAAGATTAAAAAGATTATTTTCTACTAACGCTATAGTTAGAAACGTTGGTGGTAGAAAATTAAAAGTTGTAGATACAGGAAAGCTACAATCAGTAGCAAAAAACAGTTTGGTTGATAGATACCAAAAACTATATTCGAATATGCAAAGTTACGGATATAATGAACTACTACAAGTTCAACAGCTAAGATTAGGTTTGTTCAGAGACTACGAATCTATGGATTCTGATGCAATTATTGCATCTGCATTAGATGTGTATTCTGATGAGTCTACTATGAAGAATGAGTACGGTAAAGTTCTTTCTATCAATACAACGAATGATAATATACATGATATATTACATAACCTCTTTTACGATATTATAAATATAGAGTTTAATCTTTGGCCGTGGATTCGTAATATGAATAAGTATGGTGATTTCTTTCTCAAATTAGAAGTCAATGAAAAGTATGGTGTGACAAATGTTATGCCTTTATCACCATATGATACTGCTAGATATGAAGGACATGATCCTGAAAATCCTAATTTAGTTCAGTTCGAATATATCCCACAATCAGCTGGTGGGAGTCACGGTGCAAGACATACCAAAAGAGACAGAGAAATCACTATGTTTGAAAATTATGAGATAGCACATTTTAGATTATTATCAGATTCTAACTATGTTCCTTATGGTCGTTCTATATTAGAAGGTGGTAGAAAGGTATGGAAACAAATGAGTCTTATGGAAGACGCTATGTTGATACATCGTATAATGAGAGCACCTGAAAAAAGAGTATTCAAATTAGATATTGGTAACATACCACCAGCAGAAGTTGATAACTTTATGCAACAGGCTATGAACAAAATGAAGAAGGCACCTGTAATGGACGAGAAGACTGGTGAGTACAATCTAAGATACAACATACAGAATCTAACGGAGGATTTCTTTTTACCTGTTCGTGGTGGAGATAGTGGAACAAATATAGATACTCTACAAGGACTTACTTACGAAGCAGTTGATGACATTGAGTATCTCAAAAATAAATTGTTGGCTTCATTACATGTACCTAAAGCATTTTTGGGCTACGAGGAAGGTTTAGGTTCTAAAGCTACTTTGGCTGCAGAGGATGTGAGATTTGCCCGAACAATTGAAAGAATACAAAGAATTGTGACAAGTGAGTTATCAAAAATAGCTGTAGTTCATTTGTATGCACAAGGGTTTAGAGACCAAGACCTAGTTAACTTTGAATTAAATTTGACTAATCCATCGACAATATATGAGCAAGAAAAGATAGAATTGTGGAACAATAAAACATCTCTTGCAGATTCTATGTTAAGAGATGGGTTGGTATCATCAGAATGGGTTTATAAAAATGTATTCAAATTCTCAGACGAGGAAATAAAACAAATGGATGAACAAATAGTATTTGACTATAAGACTAAATTCAGAAGACAACAGATTGAGGCTGAAGGTAATGACCCTGCAAAGAGTGGACAATCGCAAGGTACACCATCTGATTTAGCTATGGGAAGAAGTGGCCATGAACTAGATGATGAGGGTGGTTCACCTAAAGGTGGTTTTGAAGGTGCAGGAAGACCTAAAGAAGCAAATAAGTATAGTAAAGATAGTGGTGCTAGGGGTAGAGATCCGTTAGGAGCACATGATATGAAAAAGGCCTACAGCACACAATCATTATCAAAATATGAAAATGTACTAAAACATTTGGGAAGTACAGGAAAATCATTATTAAGTGAGAGTAGTGAGGTTGAAGAGGAGTATAAATCTGAAGTAAACTCTCTTATTACTAATAAAAATTGATGATACTTATATTTATATATGAAGTACTATACAAAAACGATTGGAGTTCGTAAATGAGTAATAAAATAAAGCACTCAAAAATAAAGAATACTGCTATTCTTTTTGAGCTATTAACAAGACAAATTACAGCTGATGTACTTAATGATAAAGAGGGAGAAGCTGTAAGTATGTTAAAGAAATATTTTTCACCAAAATCTCAACTTGGTAAAGAATATGAACTATATAAAATTTTAAATACCGAAAAGTACAGTAGTGATAGTAAAGCTAATCACCTTATAGAAGCCGTTGTTAAGGCATACAAAGGTATTAATAAAAAACAATTAAGAAACGAAAAGTATAATCTCGTAAAAGAAATTAAAAATAGCTACGATGTAAATGACTTTTTTAATGCAAGAATTCCAAATTACAAAGTATATGCTTCAATATACAAACTATTTGAGTCAGTTTACACACAAGACCCTAAAGAAGAAACTGAAAGTAGGTTTACTATTATAGAAAATATTACTAAAAAGTCAACTTCTGTAAAGAAAAAAGACAAAAAAGTCTTAGAAAACTACAAAAAGCAAGAAAAGGACTTAAGATTACTTACTTACACAGTTTTGGTTGAAAAATTCAACAAAAAGTATAAGAAACTTACTGAAAGTCAAAGAGACTTACTAAGAAAGTACATCTACAACATATCTAACACCAACTCTTTGAAAGAGTTTATTGAAAAAGAATCTATTCAAATCAAAAAACAACTCCAATCGTTTTTGCCTAAGATAGATGATAAGGTTACTAAGATAAAATTAACAGAAGCTATCAATCAAATAGGTAATCTTTTGAAAGGTAGAATAGTTGAGGATAATCAGGTAGTAGCTTTAATGAGATATTATCAATTAGTTAGGGAGCTTAAGGATGTCTCTAAGTAAACTCAAAGAATACATAAGAGAAATTATAAAAGACGAACTAGAAGAAGCGTCTACATCCGCCAACGTTCCTGGTTATCAGACACCCTTTGCATTTTCTGATCCAAAGAAAGATAAAAAGAAGAAAAAGAAAAGAGATTTAGGTTCAACTGGCTACAATTATGTTAGTGAGGGTAAGTATCACGATTATAGAAACGATGAAACTTTAACACCAAAACAAAAGATTGGTAAATCTATGAGAGAGATTAGAGATAGTCTCAATAATCTAGATAAAGTAGTAAAAATGAATGTACGTTTGAAGAATGAACTAAATGTAGATTCTAGGTCATATTGGAAAAATACACATAAGGCTTTGAATAAAATTAGTGAGAGGTTAGTAAAACTAGCGAACAAAGTAGGACAGTTAAAGTAACTGAGGTCACTATGCCATTTGAAGATAAAAAGAAGTCCTATATGGACACGCTTTTTAGTATTTCGACTCTGTTGAAAAGATGGCAGGTTGAAATATCTAAAAAGGATATAGATAAGAATTATATGATTAGAAGACTTAACCAATGGATAGAACAATTGGAAAGTCTGAAAACAGAAATAATGATGGAGAAAGACTAATGATTTCACTACTTGAAATTGCACAAAGTATTAATGAAGTTGATGACGACAAAATCATCAAGTATAAAGATAAGGATGGCGAGTCTCAGGAGATGACTGCAGGTGCTGCCAAAAAGATGGATAAAGACCATCCAGCAAAGCAAGCTTGGGATAAGATGAGTGCGCAAGAAAAAGGTGCTGATGATAGTGAAAAAGATGATGGTGGTAAGTTAGGTGGTGGTGATTTCGATAGAGATGGTGGTGATGAGCCAGATATGGATTCTGATGATGGTGATGAAGAGAAATCAGCAGAAAGTGAAAATGAAAAGATAATTGGTGATTTAGAAAAAATGGATTTACCAGATGGATTTAATTTGGATACACCTGATTCTGAAATCGATGGTGGGAGATACGGAGTAATTACAGGTAAAGATGATGATCCAGATAACGAATTGAGTGTCAATGCTATTACAGGTGAAGGTGGTAAAGTTGAATATGTAATAAATATTGGTAGTGGGGGTACTCCAATTTATTTTGATAGTAAAGAAGAAGCGATGGAAGCTAGTAAAAAACTTTTAGATGATGCCACAATCAGAGATGCTATGAATGGTGAAAGTGATCCTGCTGGTGTTACTTTAGCAGACTTAGATGATCATGCGAAAAATGTATTGAAATCTGATGATGATGAAAGTAAACCAATACCTTCAGCACCAATGGAAACCATCACAATCAATGGACAAAAATACAGAGCAATCAAAGAAGA